AACACATATATATATATATATATATATATATATATATATATATATATATACTATTAATATTATATAAGTATTCATTAGAGTACTTATATAGACTTAATAGTTAAGTCATTAAGAACCTATGAAAGTATTAGTACTGAAGGATAGGTGTTGATAGAGATATTTTAAACTACTCTATAAAAATTAATAGTAAGGAAAAATGTTATGAGAACATTAACAGTAGCACAGGACAGAGTTGAAAGTATTAAAGCAGCAATAGCTGCTAGTGAGTTAGCTAAAGATGACAAGAAAGTTAGAAGTTTACAGTTTACATTAGCAGAAGCAGAAGAGGCTACTAAAGCTATTGAAGAGTTAATAAAAGGTGGAGCAGTAGCAGATGCTAAAGCTTTTCTAGATACACTTATAGATGAAATCTTATACAGTGAAGCAGTAGCTAAACTTAGTTATAAACTTAACAATGGGTATCCTTCATTAGAAGGATTAGACGCTCATAGTAAAGAAGTAAGAAAAGTATATCTTGCTTCAGTATTAATGACTATCTTAGAAGGAGAAAAGACAGTTAAAGTAAAAGTAAATAAAAAGATAGTAGACGGAGAATGGAAAATAAGTAAAACAGTAATGCCATATAAAGTAGCATCAGCTCTTAAAATATTAACTAAAGGTGCTAATATAGAACCTACAGTATCTAAAAAGAGAATAGTAGCTAAGATAGGAGCTAAATCTATTAAGTTACCTAGTAAACTTAGAAAATTAGCTAAAAGTATAGGTAGTCAAGGACTTAAATTAATTGACACTCCAAGAGAAATATTTGAGAAGTATTTAGATCTTAGTAATACTTTTACTAAAATTGAATTTTCATCTAATATCATTAGAAATATGTATAAAAATAAATTGTTAGATGGTATAGATCATTTAAGAGGTAGATGTAATTTTTTAGATGTATGGTACGATAGCAGATTAAGAATGTATTATTCTCTTAATCAATTAGAAGGAGTAAGACCTCAAGGGAAATTATTTGAGGTTTGCCAATGGGAACTTCCTATCGGTGAAGTAATTACAGATGAAGGTAGTAGACATATTATACATGCTATTGTTAATTTGTTAGACGGTAGACTGTCTTTAAAGAAAGCTAATGAAGTGTTTAAATTATCTCATTTATTAAGATTAAAAAGATTAGCTGATACTTTGTATACTGAAGATTTTTCAGTGTATGAGAAACCTCAAAATAAGATGGGAATTGCTATGTATGCTGGTAGATTGTATACAGCATATACTGACTATAAAAGAGGTGTTCCTTCTAAAGTTTTAATAGGTAAAGATTTTACTTCAAGTGGTCCTGGAATAGCAGGAGTTAGTTTTAGATCATCTGTATTAGCTGATGCAGCTAATTGGAATGGAGGAGGTGAAGCTAATGACTTACATATGATGGTTGCAGATGCTCTAGGAGTGAAAGATAGAACAGCAGCTAAGAAAGTAAATGCTCCTATATTTCACGGTTCAACATATAAGGCTGCTGCAAAATCTATAAATGAGTATTTAGGAGAAGATAAGTTTACTTCTAAAGATATTCAAAAACTGTTAAGTGATAAGTTTGGAGCAGCAATAGATAATATCCCTGCAATAGCTGAATGGGGAGGAGAATCTGCTATTAATAAAGAAAATCCCTCTCTTAGTTGGAAATCGTTAGATGGGTTACCATGTCAGTCAACGGCATATTACGAAGGGTATGAAATTGTTATGGATGCATACAATATTTTCACTGGTAAAATGGTACAAACTACTATCAAGAGAAGTATGCCAGTTTTATTTACTAATAATGGTGAGATTTATCAAGATAAAGAAGCATATAAATTACTTAAGAAAAGAGGATTATTTGCTAATATAACTCATAGTATAGATTCTTATTTATTAAGAATTATACAAGAATCTGTTAACTTCAGAGGAATATGGAAGCATGATGATTTCATCGTGCATCCTAATGATATGGATAATGTTATCAATACAGCTAGAGAATTTATGGCTAAGATATACGATATTAACCCTTACCTAGATGCTATGGCTCAAATAGAATCTAAAGTGAATAGCAAATGCATGCCTAAATTGTTTGTAGGAGATCTTGAAAGGGATAAAGTATTAGATAGTGTAAACTTCTTAATGCCTGAATAAGGCTCTCTTTCTTTGCTTTTATAGAGTACTTATGTAAGTATTCTATTATGGCAAAGGAAATAGTTCCTGAAGCTCTGGAAACGAGACTGAGGTGATACGGTTATCGTATTGTCTCGTATAGTCTCAAGGAGGTTGAGGTGGAATGGTTATCGTTCCGTCTCTAGTACCTCTTAGTTTTTAGGGCCTAAGGACTAGGACTGATGTCGTACTTTCTCGTTATCGAGTAATCGATAGTGAGATCGTATTCTGTGTAGGTAGTCCTACATAGACATATGCCACTAAATTCTACTAGTGCTTCGCACTTATTGTGAACAACAAACAAGTTGTTGTTCGAAATTTATATATATAAGGATAAGTAATGAATAAAGTAGTCCAATCGATGGCTTATAAGTCGTTGAAATTCAAGTTGAGTAAGGCTAAGGAACTAAATCTAAAAGATTTAGACGATGACGATATAGAGGTTTTGGCTCTTCAATTAGCTGAGAAGAAGCTAGAAGAGGGTAGTAAGAAAACCTTGGAAGAGTTGGCTAAGGGGCAGGAGTGGTATCTGAACCACCTTAAGAGCTTATTAGCTATGACTCCGGCTGAGGCTCTGCAAGAAGAGTACAGCAACTTAGTTGGAGACTTCGGTGAAGAAGAGGATATGTTAAGTGAGTTAGAGAAGCTGTATAGCTGATCTAATTTCTCTTAGCTTACATATACCAATACGTACAGTGGAGGGTACCAAAAATCAACGATTTTTGCGTACTCTCTACTTACAGTAGTAAAATTTATTTGATAGAGATATATTTATATATTTCTACAAAATAAATTAACAGTAAGGAGTATAAGATGACTAGAGTTAAGTATAAAGGGTTTTACTATAGCTTCCCTAGAGGAAGTCATCCAGAGTTAGTAATTGCAGGAGGAGCTAATATTGTTAGTTTTGAAGAATTCAACAAGGTACCATCTCATCTAAAAGAAATTCTCGTATGAGAGTTTCTTTATTTGCACATATACATATACAACAAATAAAGGATTAATATGAAGAAAATAGTAACACATAACGGAATATTTCATGCAGACGAAGTAGTAGCAATAGCACTACTAAAAAGCTTTTATACAGATGAAACTTTTGAAGTTACAAGAGTTAATCATCAAACACCAGCTGAAGAATTAGGTAGTTTTGACTATATAATAGATATAGGTAGCCATTATAATGAGATTAAATGGTTTGATCATCACCATTTAGACCCTAAAACTGTGCCTATGGCTAGTGCAGGGTTGATTTGGAAGTATGTTATAGGTGAAGCTGATTATATATACCCAAGTATATGCGAATTAGTTGTACAAGTAGACCTAAACGATATAGGTATAGAAAAAGCTGAACCTCATAGTTTTGTTAGCATGATTAAATACTTAAATACAGATAATCCTTATAGTCAGGAGCAAGAAGAAGCTTTTGATTATGCTGTTGATTTGACCGTTAAATACATTACAGCTTTTAAGAGTGAACAAGACAAAATCAATAAAGCTTCAGAAACTGTAAAAAGTACAGTTTGTGTTACTTATAATAATAGAGTAACTGTTAGATGGTCAGATGATTTCATTCCTATGTGGGATCAAGTACTGACTGACGCTACTGGTGCAGATTGTAACTTCTTTGCTTGGTATGATAAAGTACAAGATAAATATAAAATTCAAGCAGTACCAGTAGAACCAGGAAGTTTTGAGTTTGAAATAGGTATCGATCCAGCTCTTAAAGAACAGATACCTGGAGTAGAATTTATTCATAATGGAAAATTTTTTGCTGTAGCTAAAGATAAAAAATCTCTTGAAATGTTAATTAAAGCTATTAAGTTTTAAGTTTAAAGGAAGATGGATGAAAGAATTAGTACAAGGTGTTATCGCAGTAGTAAGAAATGGTGTTACTATCCTAATAAGGATAGGAGAAATAGTTATAGATTTTATAAAAGTATTAGTAAGTCCTGATATGGTAGAGACTATTAAAGGTTTCTTTAATGGGTCTATAGATGCCGTAGTGAGTTGGTTTCATGATGAATTGACTCATGAAGAGATTATAGCTATAAGAGATCAGTTTCTAAAAGCTGATGCTAAAACAAAAGCAGCTATGGTAAGATCTGGTGTATATAAAATGTTTAGTTTCGAAGAAACAGAAAAACCAAAAGAAGAAAATAAGGAAAAAGATAAGAAAGAGAATAAAAATCTTGTTCCTGTACAACCTACTCAAGAGTAATCTTAGTAGGTATTATTACCCTGTAGCTCAGTAGTAGAGGTCCATCGAAAGAGAGACTCTGTGTCTAGGTTATGCAGAGTTATACTAAGGAGAAATTATGCTGTTAGTACTTAAAGCTGTCACTGTTAGGTTTAGTTACCGTAACGGTGATACTATGCTTTTAATTAAAGATATACATAAGTTAACTGCAAAAGGCTATGTCTTTTATAAAGATCATAGCTGGTTACGTGTTACTGATGTTAAAATCTTTAATAATAAAAAGAACAAACAAGGTAAATACATATACTTTTTAGCTAAAGAGTATATATATAAAGATTTTGATCTATCAGATAAAATAGGTCTTAAAATCAAATATCCAGATAAGGTAGTAATTATGCCACCTATACAAAAAACATTAAAAGGAAGACAAATGAAAGCTAGGTTGAGATTTAGAACTAATAAAGGTGCTGTAAAGCAATTTATTGTACCTATTAAACCTTTATTAGAGGAATTAAATAGGCAAGAGAATAAATCAGAGTATTGGATAGAGGACATGAGACCTCGACTATCTAATAAGTATAAGTGTAGTGAATTAGTTGTAGAGGAACAGATAGCTCCTCATTTATTTAATCAATATACAATAGGAGGATAAAATGGTATTAGAAGAGCTGTTATTGATATACAGAAGAAATTAGATGGGTTAGAAACTAAATTGGAATATACTGAAAAAAGTATAATGCATTATAAAGAATTAACAGAAATTTAAAAGGAAGAAAAATGGTACTATTTAGAAAAGAAGCAGAAAAAATACTACAAGATCACGGGTTCGGTAAAGACTTTACAGTTAGTAGAGTAGATAGACATATTTGGTTAGTAGGTAAATGTACTAAACAGATAGTACAAGTAAGTGATTTAGAGATAGGTAATAAACTAACTAAAGCAGAAAGAGAATTACTTATTACCGACTATCTATACACTAACATAATTGCAAATAAAGATAAAATAGATAAGTTATTATCTATGGGACAGGATATAGAAAACATTAAAGAACAGTTAGATATCGTAGAGAAAAATGATTTAGTGTATATTGATACGGATTACAGCTATTCAAAATCTCGAAATATAGTATATATTGTTATACAAGTTGGTGAAGATGGCGAATATAAAGCTACACTAAAAGAAACTTTAGATACGGGTGAAAAATATGTACACATGAATAGTGTACCTCAAGAAAAAACTTGTGATGTGTATAATAAACTAGTTGGTAAATCACCTATCAGAGATAGGGTGTTTAATTTATATAATAAAAAATTAAAATTAGAGAATGATACTTTAGACATTAAAAGAGAGTTAAAAATAGTATGTTAAAACTTTTATTAGTTTTACTTACTTTTTCTCTTTATGCTTCTCCTTTTAAAGAGATAGACTCTTTATCTAAAAAGCAGTATACTAATCTAATATGGGTATACAAGCAAGGTAAAAAGTACGATTTAGAATTGACTCTTACAGCTATTGCTTGGCAAGAAAGTGCTTTTGGTAAGTATCCTATCAACTTATCTGATCCATCAGGAGGATTATTCCATAACCTTCTTGGTTCAGTATGTTATAGATTAGAATTAACTCCTAATCAATGGAACCAGAGTAGAATACTTGAAAGGTTGATTAGAGATAAAGAATTTGCTTTACAACAAGCAATAGCAGAATTACACTATTGGAAAGGTTATTGGAAAGTTAGAAATAAAAGGTATTTGTGGAAATATATGATTAGTTCATATAATGGTGGACATAAAGGAAATATAAGATATTATAGAAATATAGTAAAAAAAGTAAAATATTTAAAAAGATATTTTAAATGGTTAAATAAACATAATTCTACTTTTAAGTAAGTAAGTAATTTACAGATAAAGGATAAAAATGTCAGATGTAATAAAAGAAATGGAACTATTTAGAGATAAAGTAAAAGAAATACGTAAATTGGACATAATTAGAGTATTAGAAAAAGCAAGTATTTCTGAACCTGTAGAAGAACTTAAATTTATATATGAAATGTTTATGTATCAAGTAGAAATCAAGAAAGGATTATTTATTAAAATAATATTTGATTTAACAAAAATAAGTGATCTATATCATACTAAATTAGAATTCACAGATGAAAATTACGGTTTTGATAAATATAGTATAAATATGTATGAATGTGTTAATAAAGATATAGTTAAATGTGCTTTAGAATTGCATGAAGCTATATTAAGTATCTTAAACAGAAAGGGTAACAATGAGTGATAAAATAGATAGAATTATAAGTTTAAGTCGTAAAATTGATGATAGTGAATACTTATACGGAGTTAAAGCTTGTCATTTTACTAATTTAACTTATATAGGTGCTTTAAAAGAAAAGATTAGATTAGCTAAGAAATTAGCGAGAGAATTGAATCAAGCTATAGGACAGGATAAGTTTAGTATTGAACTAAAAGAGGATGAAGAGTATAGCGAGTACCAATTAGCTGAAAAAAGGTTAAACGCTGTATGGAAAGCTATAGATTTCAATCAAGCTTTATTAAACGAATTGAAAGGTTGTAAATGAAATGCTTATATTGTGATAAGCAGAATATAAAAGAAGAAAATATACATCAAGGAGACAAACATGAAAAGAGCAGTTAAAGAATTAGCGACTTTTATGATTAATAGAGATTATAAATTTACAATGGAATTAATGACTAAAGAAGTATCTAAATACAGTAGATGGAGAGAAGAATGTGTAAACACAGATAAGAAAACTATGGAAATTTTAGCTGATGAGTCTAATAATAATACTATATATTCGTTATTACCGGCAGGTGCTAGTTTAAATTTACTTGCTAGACTATGGCATGATGAATACCATTATATATATGATCTATCATTTAGCTTAGAAGATGAACTTAAAGTACAAGAAATGCAGTTTAAAGAGTTAGAAGATAACGGTTTATCTACAGGAGCTAAATTACTATTTGTGCTTGATATGGTAGGACAAAGTTTAGGTTATGCAGTTACAGGTAAGTTTGTAGACAATCAACTTGAATATGTTAAAAAGTTATATACATCTTATATAGAAATTTATGGAATTTCAGTATTTAAAAATTGGGATGATATGGTAAATGTTATTGATAGAATCGTACATAAGGTTTTAAAATGAAAGAAGAGAACTTTTGGATAGATGCTACAACAGCTGAAGAGGTTATTGAAATTCTTAATGACCCTGACAGTTCTATAAGACAAGAAATTATTAATGATATGTTGTCTAAAGGACACAGATATGTGACTGTAGAATATGGTGAATGCATTCCTTATGAAGAGGGTAATGATTGTTTACCTAAAACTTATGGAGTAATTGATATTAGCGTTGAAGATTTTAATTTAGATTGGTTTGATATAGCACAGGAGTTGTACAATGAACAAAAAACAAAAAAGATTAGCTAAGAAGTTGTGTAATAAATTTGGTATTTCATATAGAGAGGCTAAAGCCCATGCTAAAACTAGTGCTGAACCTAGTGAATGCCCTAGTTATTATATTGTATGGGCAGTTTTAGACCTATATAAAGATAAGATTAGAGATTCTTTAATTTTTCTATTAGAAGAAGGATCACCTTACTATATCGATAATAAAGCATATGGTTATGACGGTATAACTTTTAAGGATTTAAGAAAATTAGAAAAATTAATACAAAGGTATATGCCATGAGATTACTTAAAGTAGAATGTAAAAAGACTTTAATAATGGAAGTATGTGCTAGTGATATATGGGAAAATGAAAACCAAACTTTACTTGACTCAAATGCATTAGATATTTCTTACTTTAAAGGATATACATACACTTTATTAGAAATAAAGAAAAATAAGATTTATATATCTATTGATGAAAATGATGATTTACATAAGTTTAGTTCAATTGATGTTGAAGAATATTTCAATATAATAGCGATAAGGGAGATAAAATGAAAGTAGGAGATTTAGTATATTTAGAAACACCTTATAACCAAGGTTGGTGTAAAATTGTAGACTTGACTGATGATAAAATCATATTATCAGGACATAGAGAATTTGATAGAAAAACAGGTAAACCCTTAGGAGATTTCTATAAAGGTAAATTAGTTCTTGACAAAAAAGAAATGGATTTAGGTCATAATCTATTAGTAGAAGTTTTATTCATTAGAGATGATAATACAGGTGTTGTAATTGAAGGGTATGTGAATAGATTGGTGTTTGAAACATCTAGTCCGGATACTCCAGGATATTTTACTGAAGTTGTCAATAAAAAGATTATATCTGAATTTTCAGAATGTGTTACAGATTGGAGAAATACTGAAAGTAGTTCTTTCAGAGTAATATTTAGAGGTGAAGGATAAAAATATGAAAATAAAAACTAAATATAATATAGGGGAAGAGTTGTTTTATGTTGATGAATACGGAAAACTAATTAAAGCTGTAGTTGAGTATATAGTAGTTACTGTTAAAGAAGGAGAAGATACTACGATATGTTATACCTTTAAAAGGGAAGGAAGTTATTGCGAATATAGTGAAGTAGAGAATTGTGAAGATACTCGTATATTTAGAACTAAAAAAGATTTTTATGATCATATTATGGATATAAATAAGGATATATAATGAATAGATCTATAGATTATGAAAAAGCTTGTAAATTACCAGGACCTTTCTACCTTATAGGAGGTTATTTAGACTTATGGGAAGGAACTGTTCCTTACTTTTTTCAGAAAGCTGGTGATACTTTTAAAGATTTTCTTAGTAGGGCTACAGATGGAGATATTCATATAACACAATATGATAATAATCAATTAGAAGTGAAAATTAGTCATCACGACGGTACTAATGTATACGCTTTAGTATATGATATAGAACACATACCTAAATGGAGATTAAAAGAGATTTTAGAAGGTTTTAAAGATGAAATAGATTTAGATCGTGAAAGTGATTACCATTTTAATAAATCTTTTAACAAACTAACTAAAGAAGAGTTAATTGAATTATACGATTTAATTTAAGGAGATAAAATGTCAATAGAAGAAAAAGTTTATCATACAATAGTAAGATTAAAACATATAGATGATTTAGATTTGTTAGCAGATTATGTACATGACATTATTATAAGATTTAAAGAAGATGTTAAGAGTGCTTTAGGGCCTTCATGTGAGTATGTAGAGAATAGGAGTAAACTTAAAAGTTTATTATGTAAGGAGAAATTAGATGAAGAAAATGTTAAAAAAGGAACTAGTAACTAATGGTGCATTATCAGGAAAACTTCCTGATTTTGTACATAAGTTAATTAGTGTTATTACAGGAGAAATACCTGAACATTTAAAAGTTAGTATCGCGTTAAGTGAGCTAATAACTTTCACATCACATTTAAGGAAACACATACAAATTCATGATGGAACACTTGTACCATGTAATGCTATTACTTTTAGTTTAGCTAAGAGTGGTGTAAGTAAAGACTCATCTATGAATATGGTAAGAAAAGTATTTAAAGATGCTTTAGAAGTCTTAAATGATATGCGTAAAGAGTTAGCAAAACAACAAGCAATGCAAGAAGCTGAAGAAATGGGAGAAGAGCCTTCTGTATGGTTAAAGTATTATAAAAAACCTAAAGAGTTATATGCTGGTTTAGGTACAGTAGAAGGGTTAGTAGCTCATTTTAAAGCTATAGAGGATTTACCTTTAGGAGCAGGGTTTATACAATCTAGTGAAATAGGTAGTGATTTATTGTCTAATCCTAATTTAGTAGATATTATTAAAGTTATAGCTATAGGATACGACTTAGGTAAAATTCCTAGTAAAATCTTAAAAGCTCAAGAAAACCAAACAGATAGTATTGAATGTTTACCTGTTAATGCTTTATTCTTTGGATCTCAAGATGCTATTCTTTATGACCAAAGTGTAAAGAATAAATTCAAATTAGTATTCAGCACCCAGTTAGCTAGAAGATCTATCTTTAGTTTCACTAATGAAAAACCTCAACCATTAAAGTTTAAAACTGTAGATGAGTTGTATGTTTATAGAGAAAAAGAAAGAGAGTTAGCTATGGGGAATGTAGCTGAATTAAAAGAGTTATTTGAAGATATTGTACATTCTACTAACCAAGAACCTCTACTGTTATCAATAGAAGCACAGAGAATGTTCGATGTTTATAAAGAGTATAACAATATCACATCGGAAGAAATTAGTTTACAATACCCTATTAGTAGACTATCTAGGAAACATAAACAGTGGTTAGCTTTAAAACTAAGTGGTAATATAGCTATACTTCATGGGCATGATAGAGTAGAACTTACAGATTATGTACAAGCAATAGACATAGTAGAGTACTTTAATCAAGATTTAATAGAATTTGAAAAAGAACTTATTAAAGAGCCTTATGAGCTATTCGTAGATTTCTGTAAACATGCTATTGATGGCAATAAACTATCTATTAGTTTACATACTTTGAAAAAGATGGGTTATATTTCTGGTATGAATAAACTAAAAGAATTAGTACAATTAGCTAATAGTTACGATAAAGAAGGTATTTATAGTGAATGTGATGATGGTGTATGCTATGAGAAATTAGTTAAAGCAGAAACTGTAGAAGTTAGTGCAAAAGAAGTTACAGGAACTAAAGAAGAAAGAGCAACTAAAGTAGCTGATGGTTATGATGTAATAGAAGCTACGTTTGATGAATTGGCAGATATGTTGAGATACGATTATGCTTATAGTAACTTTAAATTTAAAAACGGTAAGAGATGTAAAGATTGTATAGTTGGAGGAACTAAATGGATAGTATTAGATGTAGATGACTCTAATATTACAGATGAAGAAGCTCATCTACTATTAGAAGATTTAAACCATCATATAGCTAGAACAAGTAATTCAGAAAATCCTTATAAATTTAGAGTACTTATTGAGTTAGACTCTATAGTAGATATAGACGATATTAAATGGAAGAAGTTTATGTTAGCTGTACAAGATGAATTAGGTATTAAAATAGATATACTACCTAAGTCTCAAATTTATTATTCATATGAAGGTAGAGAAGTGTTATCAACTTTAGATGGAGAACCTTTAAGAGTTAAACACTTACTTGAAAAAGTAGAACAAGAAGTAAAAACTAAAAAGGCTCCTACTAAAAATGAAATAAAGAAAATGTTAGATAACAAATTCGATACTTTTAAATATGCGTTTGAAGCTAAAGGTGGAGAAGGTAGTAGATCTCTTATTAGAGCAGCTTATCACGCAAAAGACTTAGGTATGTCTGAAGAACAAATTATCGATCTTATGAGAGAAATTAATGATTATTGGGTTTATCCTATGGATGAAGACAGGTTAGAGGTTACTATCTTATCTCAAATAAGGAGGTGGTTTTGAATTGGGTTTATCAAGGAAAAGAATTAACTGAAATACCTAAAGGCTATTTCGGTTTTATTTATATGCTTACTTATGCAGATGGTAAGAAGTATATAGGTAAGAAAGCCTTTTACGATAACAAAACCTTACCAGCTTTAAAGAATGGTGAGGTTAGAGAGAATGCTAAAAGGATTAAGAAAAGACAAAATGGTAAATTAGTACCGTATGACATTATAAGTAAAGAAAGTAATTGGAAAACATATGAAGGAAGTCTTAAGACTCCTTATAAAGAAAAGGTTATAGAAAAACTTATACTTATGTTATGTGAAACTAAAAGATATTTAACCTTTAAAGAAGCTCATGCTTTATTTGCTTATGAGGTACTTGAAGATGATAACTTTTTAAATGAAAACATATTAGGAAAATTTTATAAAGGAAATATAAAATGATACTGTTAAGGAGTAATAATGTTAGAGATTAAATTAACAGGTAAAGAAGCAGAAGAGTATCTGCTTTATTTACAAGAAAAAAATAATAATAAAGTAGAAAAACAAGTAGTACTTTCTCATACAGAAACAAGTAAACCTTTTAAACAAACTAAAGCAGTAGAAGATAAACAACTATTGGAAGAATTACAAGGATCTACTCCGGTAACTAAAAATAAAACATGGACTGTTATTGAGGATAATCAAATACATTATGCAGCTAAAGAGGGTAAAGCTAGTGAACAATCAGTAGCTAGATTAGCTAAGAAGATAGGTAGAACTGAAGCAGCTATTAGATCAAGAGCTATTAAATTAGGTTATAGGATTAAACACGGTAGGGTAGTACAATGATTGATGTAAAATATAGAGTATTAGCTACTCCGTATTCTATATCTAGATTTTTAGATTCTATTAAAGATAGAGAAGTAATTACATATGACTGTGAAACTCAGTCTTTGTATTCTCAAGATGAAATAAAAGAAGCTAAAGAACTACTTAAGGATCCTGATAAGTTAGATCATGGTACTTATGTATTTTTAAATCAAGTAGCTAATAGTGATGGATTATCTAACCCTAAAATTGTTAAAGTTACTCACTTTATTTTTGGTTTATCTAGAGATGAAGCTGTTGTATGTATAGCATATACTCCGAGAACTGAAAAGATGATTATGAGATGGTTAGTAGACTTTAATAATAAAATTATTATCCATAATGCTACATTTGATTTAAAATTAGTATATAACAGGACTAATAGAATCCCTTCTAATATAGAAGATACTCAATTATTAGCTAAAACTCTTATAAATGATGCAAGTGATTTTAGAGCTAAAACAGGATTAAAAGAGCTAATGAGAGGTTACTATGATCACAGATGGGAACTTATTGAAACCTATAATGTAGTAAACTATAAAGATCCTAATTTTATTAGGTATTGTGCAATAGATGGAGCAGCTACATTTTACTTATGGGAACAATTACAGGAGGCTATAAATGAGCAAAAATCCAATTGATTTACTTCCTATACCTCATCCTTTAGATTATGACCCTAGTGAAACAGATAAAGCATATTTCTATAAAAATGTAGTTAAACCTTTAATTAGTAGCTTTATAAGGATTATGGAAACAGGTATCCATTTAGATATGGATAAGGTTGTAAAGTTAGAAGAAGTAGTAGATAATGTTATTCAAGAAGTAGACACTACTTTGTCTAATAGTAAACTTATTCAAGATTTTAGAAAATATATGTTTCCTAAAAAGTATAAAGAATACAAAGAAGAAGTATCTAAATCTATGAGGACTAAAAAATATTATTTAAAGTCTTATAACCATAAGAATATGGTACATAGAACTTATGCAGTTAATGCTAGATTAGTAGAATTAAATAGACTTGATTTAGTAAAAGATAAGTGGACTAAAAAAGACCTTAAGAAACTAATAGATTATGTAGATGATGTAGAACTGCAATGGGTATATGGAGGTGATACAATTAGTCCTTATTTAGCTGATTTAGCTATGAATAACTTAGCTGAAGATAAAGTAAAGATCTGGAATAAACCTAGAGAGGATAAGATAAAACAAGTTACTATGGATGATTTAGTACCTAAATTTAATCCAGGTTCAAGTACTCAAAAGAAAGCATTCTTTGAATGGTTAAACATAGAACCTTTAGCTTTCAGTAAAGATACAGGAGAAGCTAGTTGGGGTAGAAATCAATTAGAAGAATTACTTGTACTTTATTCAGAAGATAAAGAATTGGTTACTGTAGTACAAGCATTTATTGATTATAGTTTTAGTGCTATTATAAAGAATAACTTTATTAAAGCTTTCTATAGCTATAGTATAGATAATGTATTGTACGGTAATTTAAAGTTATTTGGTGCTAAATCTTTTAGACCTACTAGTAATCGTCCTAATTTGCTTAATATGCCTTCTACAGGATCGTTATACGCTAAACCTGTAAAGGAATGTTTTATTGCTCCTGAAGGGTTCTTAGTAGCTACTATAGACTACTCAGCCCTTAACATATTGGGGGTCCTAAATAGAAATATTTAGGTAACAATGGTATTTAATTCAGGGAAAGCTAAGTCGTAAGATATGCTAATCCTGAGCCAAGACTCATAAAGAGTAAGGTGCAGAGACTATCTCCGTACGGAGAGTAGGGAAGTAAGCTATTGACTTCTCGAAACGGTACCTATCTTAACAGGTAAAGCTGAAGATAAAGATATAGTCCGACACTCCAAGAAATTGGAGAGACAGAGTAGCGTCTGTCGTAACTGATCGCGAGGATAGGGTTATAGCTAACTTATCTAAAGACCCTAACAAGATTGCAGTATTTACTGAAGGTATTGATGGACATAGTTTAGGAGCTACTTACTATTTTCCTAAAGAAGTAGAAACTTTAATAGGTCCTTATACAGACAATAAAGAAGCAGCTAAGAAACTAAAGAAATTAGTAGATGAAGGTAATAAAGAAGCTAAAGTTATTAGACAGCAGGGTAAGCCTGTTACGTTAACATACAAGCGTCTTCATACAGTAATGTATGTCGAATAACCTATCTAATTGCTGGGAACTCCAGTCAATCTTATAATAGGATACTAAGCAGAAATGGCTTAGCGACCCCTAAAAATTTATAAGCTATGGACAATCAGCAGCGAAAGAAGGTAATTGATAGTCGCATAAGTTTAATTATGTTTAAGACTTGAAAACCTGACCCGTTCAACGACTATCTCGAAAGAGAGTAGAGTATAAGCGATTGATATTCGAAACGGTAGGCATCCCTTTGAGATGATGATATAGTCTGATCTATATAGTGATATATAGCAGTTCATAAGAGAACGGTATATAGAGTAGCGTCTATATATGAACATACATGTTGGTTTAAGTTATGGAGCATTTCCAGCTAAAGTAGCTGCATCTATTAAATGTAGTTTAGAAGAAGCAGAAGCAATCTTTAATGCTTATCATAATGAAATGTATCCTTTAATTACAGAGTTTAGAGAAGAGGTTATAGCTAGAGCTAAAGAACAAGGTTATGTACATTTAGGTTTGGGTTGTAGGATTTATAGTAGTGATATAGATGGAGAAGCTAGAACGTTATTTAATGCTTGTAGTCAATTCTGGTCTATATTAACTTTATTAACTATAGAAAAACTATATAGTGAAATCGATAAAGCTGGATACAGTAATGATATATTCATTACATCTACAATTTATGATGCTATATATTTTATAGTTAGAAAAGATGCTAAAGCTATAAAATGGTTAAATGATACTTTAATACCTATTATGGAAAAAGATTTCTTAGAAAATCAAATAGTACATAATGAAGCTAACTTAGAAATAGGTAATAGTTGGGCTAAAGTGTTTGAATTAAAACACAACATATCTGAAGAAGAAATATCAGACATTATAAAAGGAGAATTATGAAAGAATCGTTAAAAGATGTATTTACTTTAATAGGGGTATTCTTATTATTTGTACTAGTATTTGGAGTAATGGTAGTACTTAGGTTTGGTGTAGGTTACTTATTAGGTTGGATAATAGAATGGTTTACAGGACCATTATATTTTACTAATGGACATGTAGAATTGCCTATAATTACAGGTATAACATTCATGATATTAACATTTGCAATTAGAACAGGTAAAGGAGATTAATATGGAAATAGGTTTAATTGATAAATATGGAAATCCTATAGTTAAAGGAGATCTAGTAAGAGTATTACTAGGAGAAATAGATATTAAAACAGGTAAAGTAGATCCTACAACAGTTAGAGAAAAGATATATAATATTGCTTATAATAAATCTAAAGCAGCATTTGCTTTTACTACAGATCCGGTAGATAATACAGATAACTCTATTCCTATTTGTGAATTTTTAGGCAATATGACAGTAATTATAAGTATTGAGGTATTACCTTATGCAGTTTGATTATAACGATATTCAAATAGAAGGAGGAGGGTTTAGGATTAGTCCGTCTCAAATTGATAAGTTCTTTTCTTACCCTTCTGTTTGGTATAGAGAAAACTTTCTAGGAGAGAAAAACTTTATAGGTAGTACTAGTACAGTATTAGGAACTATTGTACATAAAGTTGCAGAATTATTTGCATTAAATAAATCTATAACTAAAGATGAGATTGATGTGTATATTGATGAACAAGCAGAGCTTATAGGTGAAGATTTAGATGTAGCTAAGATTAAAGGATTATACCCTGAAATGGCTGAAGCTGTAGTAAATCAATATCTTATTCAAAAAGGTAAACCTGATGAAGTAGAGAAAGCAGTATGGCATAAAGTTAAAGAAGATATCTATGTAGGTGGAACTATTGATGCTATTAAAGGTGATATGATAATTGACTATAAAACAGCAAGTAAAAAACCTAGAGATACTATACCTTTCAATTATTTAATCCAACTTATGGCTTATGCATGGATTTTAAGAAAACAAGGTAAAGATATAAATTGGTTAAGATTAGTTTATGTTGTACAACCTACTAAAACTATGGGAGTAAGAACTTTTATAGTAGATAAACAAATTCAAGCAGATGATTGGGAAATGATTGACAATACTTTAGAATTAATAGCGGAAACAGTTATTAAACAAAGAGAACAACCAGAGCTTATACCGTTATTGTATAAGTCAATGAAATTAAAGGAGGAATTAAATGAGTAAAGGTATTAAACTTGCAGTAGTAGGGTTTGAAAGATCAGGTAAAACTAGACTTATTAGTCATATTAATGACGTATTAGTTGTAAGTACAGATAATAAAGCATTTACAGGTAAAGTACCCCATTATAGATATAGTGAGTATAATGGGATGGATGATTTTATCAGTACACTTGAAGAAAAAGTAGCAGCATATGAAGCTAAGATAGGTAAACCTCCTAAAACTATTGTAATCGACTCTATTACACACTTAACTAATAATATGGAAAAGTATTGTAATGAGAAGTTTAGAGGTTTTGATGTTTATAAGAATCTAGGTAGAGATATCCTAGAATTGAATGCTTTTCTAGAAAGTATTGTAGAATCAGGAATTAATGTAGTATTTACAGCACATACTCAATATAATGCTGATACTATGACTTATAAGATACATAGTTCAGGTTCATTTGGTAAAAACGGTAGTTGGCTGTCAGTAGTAGATGAAGCAGTTTATATAGAACTTAAAGGTTCTAAAAGAATTGTACATTTTAAAACAGCTAAGTTCCCTTGTAGAACATTACATGATGGATTACCAGACCATATTGAGATTGATAAATTTGATATAAATGAGCATATCTCATTGTTAGAAAAGTCTAATGAAGAAGCAGAAGAATGGAGTTTATAATATAAACTTATAGGACCTGAATAAGTCCTTATAAACTGTTCAGCTATATTTATAAATAAAGTAAAAAGGAATTCGACATGGCATTTTTTAAAGCAAAAAGAACAGAAGAAGCAGTAAAAGACAGAGCAGAAAGTAAAGTAATTAACAAATCAGGTATTTATGATATTAACATTTTAGCAGCATTTTTAAATGGAGATCCTAAAGGTTCAATGGTAGTAGATTTCTATATTGATTATGAAGGTAAAAAACAAGTATTATACGGTAACTTAAGATTAACAAATAGAGATGGTAGTGAAAACTTTGCAGCTAAATACTTTAACCAATTATTAGTAATAGCAGATATTGAAGAAGTTGAAGACTCTGTTGATGGTGAATTACCTATAGGTAAAGAAGGTGCATTAAAAGATGTAGCATTATTAGAAGACTTATCAGATATCGAATGTAAAGTAAAAATTATTATGGAATACGGTATCTATCAAGGTTCAATTACTGAGAAGAAAGTAATTAGAGGTTTCTATAATACTGATGGATTTACAGCAGAAGAGATCCTTAAAGGTGTAGAAAAACCAGAACAAATTGAAAAAGATAAAAATTATGTAAAAGATGTTTATAAAGACGGTTTAACTAAAGAAGTAGTAGAAGCATGGATTGCTAATGGTAGAAAGAAAGGTGATATCCCTGGTGGAGCATCTAAAGCAGAAAAGACTAAACCTTCATTTGGTGCTAAAAAGTTTGGAGCTAAATAATGACTACTAGTAAAGAATTAACAAGATTAGAAGATTACTCTTCTATCTTACAGGAACAATTAGAAGAAGTTAATAAACTTATTAGACTACTTAAAAAGAATAAGTACAATAAAGCAATGTCTAGAAGAGTTAGATTTAGAACTTTTAACATGCAAAAAGATAGCGTAAACTTTAGAAAACATCTTAGAGTTATTGAAAGTAAGTTTAAATGTGTAGATAAAAGAGCTAATAACAAAATTACCATTAGACCTAAAAGGGAACAGAAAAATGGTAAGTCTAACTAAAGACCTTATAGTTTATCCTATCTCTAGGACTACTCGTACAGAGTTAAATCTCTTACGAGATAGTTTAAACATAAGTAGATTGGAAGAATTAAATAAATGGTCAGGTATACCAGATAAATATAGTTTTATAGCAGTTTACCATCAAGCTACTATTAAAGAATTAGAAGAAAATATAAAAAGTTTAGATACAATTATAGACCTATTACCAGAAGGATATGATAATGAGGATAACAATTAACCGTAGGTTTATCTATGAATGGTTAGGAGTACTCACAGGTATAATGGCTTCTTTTATGTTAGCTAGTGGTATTACTAATGCTATACCATTTATTATTTATACTATTAGTTGTACCTCTTTTATACTATATGGGATCGATATAAAAAGTAAAGGATTAATAGTATTAAATAGTATTTGGTTATTGATAAATATATACGGAATTACAATAAGGATTTAAAAGAATGAAAGTAGTAAAAAGAGACGGTTCAATAGAGAAACTAAATATACGTAAGATTTCAGACTCTATTAGTTGGGCATGTGAAGGTCTTGATGTTAGTCCATCCGATATAGAGGTTAATCTAAAATTGCATTTATTTGACGGTATTAAAACAGAAGATATACATCAAAAGGTAATTAAAACAATAGTTGATATGGTTTCAGCTAGAACCCCAGATTACGATAAAGTTGCTGCAAGGTTGTTAATGTCTGACATATATAAGAATGTGTATAAAGGACATGAACCTATAAGGTTTTTAGATGTTTTAAGTAAGTTTACATATTATAAATATTATAAAAAATCATTAATGGTTGATTATTCAATAGAAGAGATACTTGTGCTTGAAAAAGCAATTGAATACGAAAATAATTTTAATTTTAGTTATATTGGTCTTAAGTACTTAAAAGATAAGTATATGATTAAAGGTGTAATAGAAGACCCTCAAGTCATGTTTATGACTATTGCTATGGATATGTTTTTAGATATAAAACCTAAAACATTAAGATTACAGTATGTAATTGAAATGTATAAAGCATTAAGTAACTTTAAAGTATCTTTACCTACTCCTATGATGAAAGCTTTAAGAACTACTAATACTAGTTATGCAAGTTGTGTAGCTTTAAATATAGGAGATAGTATATCTAGTTGGACTACAGGATTTAAAGCTGTTGTAAAACATACAGTAGCTAATGCAGGTATAGGTGTAGATGTATCTAGCATTTCAAGTATAGGAGATAAAGTTAAAAAAGGACAAATTACACACGGAGGTAAAATTCCGTTGTTAAAAGCATTAGACGCTTTAATTCAGACTTCTACTCAAAATGGAAGAAGAGGACAAGCAGTAGCGTATATAAATTTCTTTGATCCAGAGATAGAGAGTATTTTAGCTTTAAAATCTCCTAGAACAGATGTAGCTAAAAGGATTAACGATCTTAAATATGCTATTAAGTTTAATCAATTATTCTATGATAGAGTTTTAGAAGATGGGTATATTACTTTGTTGAGTGTAAGAAAGTACCCTGAATTACAGAAAGCTTTTGATAGCAATGATTATGGAAAGTTTAAAAGAGTTTATGAGGGTATTGAAGCGAGTACTCAAGAAGAACATAGAACAATTAAAGCATTAGATTTACTTACAATGTTTCTAACTGAAAGGTTTGAAAATGGAGTATATTATGTATTTAATGTAGATGAAGCTAATAAGAGAACTCCTTATACAGAACCTATTACTCAATCTAATATCTGTATGGAATTTATTAGTCCTACTAAACCTATTACGGAAATTAGTGAGGAATCAAAAGAGCCTAATGTAGGTATTTGTATATTAGCTAATATCAATCAAGCTAATGTGGATATCACTGAGTTACCTTCAATAACTAGACTTTTAGTTTATGGATTAAATGAAATTATGCATAGACAAGAACAACCTACTGCAGGAGGACAAGCTTTCGTAGATGCTTATGCTTCATTAGGTATTGGTTTTGCTAATCATGCTTATTGGGTAGCTAAACATGGATGGAAATACGGAGATAAAGAAGCATTAGAAGCTTTAGATGAATGGATGGAATATTTCCAGTATGGTTTAGTAGATGCTTCTATTGAGTATGCTAAGGAGTTTGATAAGTCTTGTAAATTGGCTAACAAAACTAAGATAATTAGTGAAGGTAAAGTACCTTACCCTATTGAAAGATCAAGACTACCTTGGGATAAGCTTATAACTAAAGCTAAAGAATTTGGTATAGCTAATGCTGCTTTATCAATGATACCTCCTAGTGAAACTAGTAGTGTAATATCTAATAGTACTAGTGGTATAGAGCCTATTAGAGACATCGTTACTGTAAAAGGTAGTAAGAAAGATCCTATTATCCAATTTGCCCCAGAAGGGCTTAGATTAGCAGATAAGTATGACTATGCATTTAGTAGAAAAGATATAACTAAAGACTTCTTAGAGCATGTAGCAGTCGTACAAGATTGGATTGATCAAGGAATTAGTGCTAATACCTTTTATAATCCTGAGCTATATGAAGACGGTAAAGTACCAATTGTAGACTTGATGGAAGATATGTTTTTAGCTAAAAGGTTAGGTATTAAAACTTTGTATTATAATAATACTTATGTAAAAGACAACATGACAGAACAGGTTAGTTGTTCTAGTGGAGGATGTGAAGTATGATATTTGATAATAACATAATAGATTTTACTAAAGAACCTTTGTTCTTTGGTAAAGGTAGGAATATAGTTAGACTTGATCTAGCTATCGAACAATGGATTTTAAAGACAACAGATAGAGCTTTAGGACTTACTTGGTTTAAACATGACTTTAGTTATACACAAGATGCTGTAGATTATTATACTATGGAATCAGAATTACAAGAACTATTTGTTAAAAACCTTAAATTTCAAACCCTGTTAGACTCAGTAGCAGAAAGAAGTGTTAGTGAAGTATTTAAACCTATTACAACTAACCCTCAACTAGAGAGTTGGTGGGCAGTACATGCTTTTCAAGAAGATATCCATACTCAATCATATGCAGAGATCATTAAAGCATTGCCTTTAAATTCAACTAATGAATTTGATGATATTATGGTTAATGAAAACATACTTAAAAGAGGTAGATTGCTTACTGATATGTTTAATGAAATCTATGAGTATAATGCAAAAAGAGTATTAGTAGGTCATGTAGAATATAATGAAGAATACCATAAAATGTTATTAGTTAAAGCATTATATACCTTAAACATATTAGAAGGTGGAATGTTTCAATCATCATTTGTAACTACTTATGCATTTAGCGAAAACGGTATGATGGAGTCTTCAGCTAAAACTATAGGTAAGATCCATATGGATGAGTCTAACCATTTAGCTATGACGGTTTACTTGCTTAATAGACTTAGAAAAGACTCTGAGTATATTCAAATATTTAAAGATTTAGAACCTTGGGTTTATAAAGCTTATAGTTTAGCTAGAGAATTAGATTATATGTGGGTTGATTACCTATTCCCTAAAGATAAGATAATTAATTTACTAGGTTTAAATGATAAGATACTAAAAAAGTATATTGATTACAATATGTATAAACTAATGGGTTCTTTAGGTTTAAACCCTTTAACTGATAAGATAAACAATCCTTGTACTTGGGTTAGTAAATATGTAAATACATCTAATTTGCAAGTAGCTTTAAACGAGTCTGATGGTGTGAATTACTTATTAGGTAAACTTAATAAAGATATTCCTAAAGATTTTAAAGAAAGGTTGAAGTATGGAAGATAGTATATATGTAGTAGCCTTATCAGGATTAGGGGAAGTAAGATTGTATAAAACAGAAACTAAGTATTTAGATGCTCTGTTAGAGGAGCTAGAGTGTAACGGTTTAGTGTTTATGGTAATCGATAAAGAAAAGTATATTAAAGATGATATGTTATGTTTAAGTGTATACGAAGTATACGAAGGAGAAGATAATGAATAAGACTACAGAAAAGTTATTAGAAGAGAGAGGAAAAAGATACGGCTCTTTCTCTTCATTTGCAGAAATAAGTCAAAGTATTAAAAATAAAGTATATACAGATTTAAAGTTAGATAAAGAAAGAAGAGAAGCTAATATGGTTATTATGGAAGGATTAGATATGATTATCCATAAACTAGCTAGAATTTTAAATGGAGATCCTTATTACTTAGACTCATGGAGAGATTTATCAGCATATGCTAAATTAGTTTGTGATGAGTTAGAAAAGACTGAAAATGTAACTGATGTTAAGACAATTCAAGTTATAAGAAAAAACGGAGAATGGGTTGAAGGTAACAGTAATGAGAATTTACGCGATAGTTAGAACAGCTAAAATATTAGATATCACTATTATGTTTGTAGGGTCTTATAATGATTGTATAGATTATTTAGAATTACTTAATAAAGATGAGAAATACGATCCTTATAATGAATATGAACATAAAATAGAAGAAGTTAAAAGGTATAAAATAACTATAGAAAGAACATAATGTAGATAGGTTAATTGAATAGTAATTTATTCTACTTAAAATTAAAGGATATAAGATGAAAAGTAAAAAACTGTATAAAGTATATAGTATTAAAGATATTCCAAAGATTTGGAAACTTGCTGAAAAAGAACACGATAGTTCAAACTTAATTGGAGTTAGTCATTGTAGTAGTAAAAGTTTAGTAGATTATACAATTTGGTTAGGAGATGTAAATAATTTTATTAAAGATAAAAATTATATAAAGTACCAATTTAGTATAAACGATAATTTATCTAATAATATTGCTAATATTTATAAAGAGTTAGTTAAAAACTTTAAAGTTAGTACAATTATTGAAAATTCACAAAATAATAAACATCTTAATGTTTATTATATAATTAAAGGAGAATAAAGTGTTAAAAGAACATAAGAAAGAAATACAAAGATGGCTAAAAAATCGAAAAGAACCTAAAATATGGGTTAAAGATAAATTTATTAATAACGGTGAATGGTTTAAAATAGGGTTTGAAGATTGTAGCTGGAGTGAAAATTGTCATTATATAGTAAACGATAAGCATGCTAAATTAAGGAAATTGCAAATTGATAAACCTTCTACAGTGTTTGAATACTATAATAAATATTTAAAAAAATGGTTGGTAACTGCACATTGTTTATGGACTCCTGACATTAAATATAGAGTTAAGTCAGAGTTTAGTTATCCTATTTTCAAAATTGCTAATAAAGGAACAAGTAAAGAGGTTATAGTTAAATTTACAGGACCTAAACAAGGAATAGTAGTATTTAAAATGCCAGACTCACCTTATTATATAGGTTATGAGTCTGAAGAGTGGTTTGAACATACTAACGACTATTGGCAAGATGTAGCTTACAATCCAGTAAGAGGATTACATGATAAACAGTTAATTATATGCTGGAATGGACCAGAAACGGATAAAGTTATTCGATTTTATGATGCGAAAAATGATTGTACATTTACTACAAAAGGTTGTAGAAAAGGAACTTCATACACTAATTATCTGTCTTACCCACTTCCAGACGATAAGTTTCTTATAGAAACATATAGAGAATTAGAAGATTGACTAAATGTTAAGTATTGAGTTTAAAAAGTAAAAAGTAAAAAGTAAAAAGGATTACAAAATGGATGAATTAAAAGAGTATAGGTCTATTAAAGTAGTAAAAGCAAAACCAATGAAATATCATGAGGCAGGTCATTGGGGATATGTTAGAGATTATGATGTAGGGAAAGACGAACAAGAAGGGTATTATGTTGAATACGAAGATGGTTATAAAAGTTGGAGTCCAAAAGAGGCTTTTGAGAAAGGCTATGTGGAAATAGAGAAAGAATCAAAAACATATGGAAATAGTTGTATCAAGAAGAATTATAAAGGTTTAATATGAGGATAAAACAGTATTTAAGAGACGGAAAAATACATACAGGGCTAGAAGTAACAAGGTTAGATTTAGATAATCTGCTAAAGAAATATGACTTTATTGGTGTTTCAAAAGCAGATAAGCCTGCTATTGTGGAAGCATTATCAGGAGATGTTGTTGGTGTAGTAATGGGAGATATAAATAATATAGAAGAGATACATAACAATGAAGAACCTATTGCAGAAAATCCAGATTGTTGGTTTGTTAGCAACAGAGCAATGAAACCATATAAACCTTTAGATGGAGACTTTAGTATTGGTGAAGCAAAAGAATTATTGAAATTAGGTTACAGAGTGAGACATAAGCTCTGGAAAGATAGTTTTTTAATTTATGTGCCAGGAAGTAAATTTAAGATAAACAGACCGCCTTTATTAGGTGTATTTGAAGAAGGTACGGAAGTGAATTATGAAGCCCATATCGATGTTGTTGATATTTGTCCTATAACACAAAAAATCTTTGTTAAACCTTATGTGTTTACACAAGATGACATAATGCGTTATAAATGGGTTATAGAGAAGTAAAATAAAAAGGGTGAATAATGATTTTAAAAGGTTATGTTGAATACAGAGGCGACATAGGACCAATTAAAGCTGGATGGCCTGATATGGGAATTTGTAATAAATAGGAGACGGTGGAGATGCTTTAATGGCTAATATTAAACGACTAGTACTATAAAAGGAGAATAAATGAATAGACAAGAAATGATTAACAAACTAAGAGATTTAGCTGATTACAATGAAGAAGAAGCAGGTAATGTAAATGATGCTGAGTTATTAAGACAGATTGCAGATGAATTACAAGTAGAAGTAGATCCTATCAATAAAATTGTAGAGTTAAATGAAGAAAGATACGGATTAAGTTTTAATCCGACTCAAGCATACAGTAAACTATATGAAGAATTAGAAGAGTTTAAAGAAGCTGATCTAAATAATGACAATATAGAAATGCTAGATGCATTAAATGATATCATTGTCATTGCTGTAGGAGAAATTAGAAAGATGGGATATAATCCAGAAAGTACATTAAATGAGACAATTAAAGAAATTAGTTCAAGAGAACAAGACCCAGCTCAAAGGCATAGATGGATGAGTAAAGGAAAACATCCAGGAGAGAAATGGTTAAAAAATAAAAGTCAAGATAAATCAACTTTATATAAAGCAGATTTCAATAAAGCAAGGATAAAGTAATGGAAACTAAAACTATAGCAGAAGATTTATTAAGTAAAGTGTTTGCTTTGTTTGAAGCTCCTGCAGCTCCTAAAGGAGTAACTGTATCTAGTGGTATGGTTGCTGGAGTATTCTTACAAGGATTATTATCTTCTAAAGTTTATAAGTTTAAAGATTTAGAAACTAATAAGGAAGATATAATAAAAGTACTGGAAGATATAAAGAAATGTAGTGAAGATACGCTAAAGGAGTTATATGCTTAGTATTAGACAAGGATTAGCTAAAGACGCTAGGAAGTTTGTAAATAGTACAATTCCTACCCCTTTCTATGACATAAAAGGCAATAAACACTTACTATTTAAGAATAAGGATTTTACAGGATACAAGCAAACTAACAATAACTCAGTATATGTTATTTGGAAACGTATTAGAGGTTTATCAGTTACAGTACAGATACACCATAGAACTATACATAAGTTAGAAGAATTGGGTTTAATAGAACCTAAAGGATAAGACATGCTTTCAGATTTAAAACTATTTAATGTAAGATTTACAACACAGCAGTTAAACTCTATAAATAAGTTTATATATAAGATAGATAAAGCTATACCTTTTAATTCAGATGTAGTAATGTTAAAGTTAGTAGAGCTTCAAATCCCTATCGATAAATATAATACATATGATAAGTATATTCCTACTTTATCGTTAATACTTAAAAATGTGTTTAAAGATGTTACTATAGGTAGAATTAAAGGTACGATGGTAAAAGGTAAAAGTTTATACCAGCCTGGATTTTATAACAGATGGTTAAAGTCTTTAGAATTGGATTTAGTTGAGTATACTAATACTTTTATTAAAGTACCTACAATCTTAGTTAAAAGTGCTAAAGAACTTGATTCTGTCGATTACTTAGTTAAAGACTATTTGAGGTTTATAGAAAATGATAATACAATCAACTCTTGAAAACTATCAAAGTGTTAGAGGTAAATTAGATTATTGGATACACTATAATTGTGGAGTATTTAAAGCTAAAAACAAGTCTTGTCCGTTAAGTACTTTTAATAAAGATGATCTTATATGGACATCTAAAGACATATTTCCAAAACCTTTAGACAGTGAAATATTTTTAAATGATAAAATGATTCATATTAAAGCTACTGATGAATATTTTTTATTTCTTAATGGCTTTAATAAAGAGATCGTGAGAAAATGGATAAAAACCCAAGTCAAGAATAAAGAGTGTTTAGATGACTATATAAAACACAATTACCAAACTACTTTAAATAGGTTAAGTAAATACGACTTATTTGAAATCATATTAGACTATATATAAAGGAGTGTTAATGAAAAAGTTATGGTTTCCTGACTGGATAGAAAAAGAAGACAAATTTAGAGAACACGAATATCAATTAGGTATTTATGGACAGTTATTAGAAACTACTCCAAAACATGAAAAACATTATAAAGAGATCATTAGGAGAATAAAATCAGATCTGCGTAATCTTAAAAAAATTAAACTTCCTAGTGAAGTAGAAAAGGAAAAAGAATGAGTGTAAAATTATTATACACAAGCCCTTTATGGCTTATTAGTAACGGTATTAGACAAAGTCATGATACCACTAATAAAGCAGATAGTTATTGGTTAGATGGTATGGGTACAGAATGTCCATATTGTGGTTCAAACAAGTTAGAAGAGTCGCTTAGTATGTATGGATGTAATGTAACAAGTATATGTAAAGATTGTGGAGCTAATCTACAAACACATATAGGAGAAAAAGATTATAATTTAATCAAACGAGTAGGGTTTAAGTTTAAACATGAAAGTGTTTTAGAACATAGTCTTATTGTATTTGAGTTCGAAGCGAGTAGAGCTTTGTTACAAGAACTGAGTAGACATAGAATTGGTGTTAGTCCTACTATTAAATCTACGAGATATACACTTAAAGAGCTAAAAAAAGAAAAACCTTTTACATGGATTGAAGGTAGAGAAGAAGTTTATAAAAGAGCTGCTAAATACCTGTATATGATTAAAGATGATAACAATACAGTTTATAACGCAGTAAACCATGACAGTATTAAAGCACTAGAAAATTTAAGAAGACTAGTGGTATCAGGTTTTAGTAATGATAGAGTAAAATATATTTTACCAGAAGCTTATAAATTTAAAGGACAAATTAGTTTTAACTTAAGAAGTCTTATGCATTTATTAACATTAAGACTAGCTAAAGATGTTTTACTTGAATTTAGGATTTTATCTTTAGCAATGTTATCTATTTTACCAGATGACTATAAAAACCTACTTAGACAAAATGATCAATTAGATGCCTTAGAAGACTCATTAGGTATGCAGTTAACAGGTATGATAAGTAATCTACCTAAAATATACACTGTAGAAACAAACGATTTTAACTAAAGGAGCTACATGAAATTAAAACATTTTAAATTAGAAGAATTTAATTGTCCTTGTTGTGGACAATGCAATATGGATGAGAGTTTGTTACAAAAACTTGATAAAGCTAGAGATATTGCAGGAATACCTTTCCATATTAATAGTGGTTATAGATGTAAAGAACATAATAAGTCTATAGGAGGTTCTCCTAACTCATCACACTTAAAAGGTTTAGCTGCAGATATCAGAACTGCTACTATAAAAGATAGGTATACTATCCTAAAAGCATTACTATTTGTAGGGTTTAATAGAATTGGAATTGGAAAGAATTTTATCCATGTAGATATAGATAAAGATAAAACACAAAACATTATATGGGATTACTATGAATAATATCGATTTTGAATATCATTATACTACCTCTGATGAGGTGTATGATGCTATATATCAAACAAATGAAGCATATGAAATGTTTTCATATATGCTTTTAAAAGGCAAAGATACAGTTACTGTAGAATATGGTATACCTAAATTCTATGATGATGGATCTGATTATGTACTTGAGACTAAAGGTATGTTATACATCAGTTTAGATGATATTGCTGAAGAATGCGATATCGTTGAATTACTTAGACAGTTTATTAAAGATAAACATTGTAAATCAAAGGAGTAGTATGAAATTAAAAGAATTACAAAATAAGATTACAGATATTTCTAACTATATTATAAAGTTAGAAGATAAACTTAAAAATAAATATGCTCATACACCAGCTGTAACTTATGAAATTAGATTAGATATAGATAATTGTACTAAAGAGCTAGTAAAACTAAGAGGTGAGTTTGATAGACTGATAGGGGAAAGTAGTGAATAAAATATTTACACTACTTAAAGCTATATCTATTACTATATTTATTATGGTAACACTTATAGTTATGTTTTATTCTTCTTATTTACTTCTACCTATTTCTATTGCAGCAATCATATTTACAATTACTTATATATCACTAAAAGAGTCCTCTTATTATTAAAGAGGGTTCAATTTAGTTGGTATAACTGCATTTATATTTACTAAATCGAATGGATTATTTATAAGTTCGTATTTACTAAATATATTACTATTAAATATAGATTGATCTTCTATACCTAAAGCATTATAAGCAATCTCTCCTATACCAAATGATAATAATCTATTTTTTACCATATTATAAACTACTTTTTGTATTCTTATCCAATAAGCTGGGAACATTAAAATACCGTAATCAGATAAAGCTTTTATCTCTATAGGCATTTCTTCTTTATAGTCAGGAAATGCTTGTATAACTTTAACTACTGCTTCTTTATGGCTTACTCCTACATCTCTTAGATGTCTATAGTAAGTTTCTTTAGCTACAATATCTGATAAGTCATTCATCATTACACCTGTTTTTACAATTTCTGATTTAGGAGACAATAAGAATTGTTGTACATAAGATACTACATCATCTTCTTTCTTATACTTAGCTATGTGTTCCATAGCAGTTTTCAACCTCTCTTCAAATATTTTAGTGCTTTCAAATTTACCTAAAGGTTTAGCTATTCCTCCTAATACTTCTTCTAAGTTGTAACCAAACTTAGCTAACTTCATTATACCCTTAGCAACTAGAGTATTGTTACCGTTCTTATCTAATAATAACTTTTGTAATACTGTTTCGATATCAGCTTGTAATCCTGATATAGTCTCTGTATATGAGTTATTGATTACATCTGAACTAATAGAGTTAATAAACCCGTTCTTAACTGCGTTAGCCATAGGATGGTTATCAAATCTATCTCTAGCCTCTAAATATTCTTTCTCTGCTTTCCTAATCTCTTCTGTAGTAAATCCACTAGACTCTCTTAATATATTATATTTATATCTTTTAAGTACCATATCTAATCTTACTTCATCTAATGTTCCCATCTCTTTCATAATTCTATGACCGTATTGAGCTATTTTAGTTACAGGTACTCCCATAGTTGCTAAATACTCATTATTAGAAATGATATCAGCTCCGATCTTCTTAGGGTTAGCTATAACCATACCTAATTTAGCACTAGATACTATATGTTTAAACACTTTACTAGTAATTCTTAATTTTTCAGATTTAAAGATACTATCTTGTTTTTCTCCTAATAACCAATAACTTATATCTTTTCTAACTAATGTTACATTTTCATTAAAGTTTTGTACATTAGATAATACTTTAGGTTTAAGGATATATTTTTGTTTTACTTCTTTAGGTAAATCCTCATAATGTAAATCTGTACCTAATTTTATAAAGTATGGATGATCTATGTCTTGTGCTTTAATTAAATTCAATAGATTATTAAGTCTAGGATCGTTAAGAGAACCTATCTTCATAGTTAAAGACTCTTCCAATAATCTATCTCTAATAACTATAGTGTCGTTAGCTGTTGCCATATGTTGTGTAGATCTAATAACTACATCTTTAGCATCAGTCATATAACCTAAAGTATTCTCCTCTTCTTCAGTTAAAACTATTTTGAACTTTCTTTCTTTCTTAGACTCTCTGTTTATTGTAACTACATTATTAGCTTCTAGATTACGTTTATACTTCATTATGATATGGTCTGGTACATAAACATCTTGTTGGTTGTACCTAATATCTGTTCCTATACCTTTAGTAGTTACATCATCATAAACTTTTCTATATATAATTCCTATAGTAGTATCTGTAGGTTTTCTTAATACCTTCCATCCATTTTCCTCAATTAAATCGTAATTATCTAATTCATCTCTAGTTATGACTTTAGTTTCTATTTTCTCTTTAGCTACTTTCCTGTTGAATGTTTGATGTACATACCTTAATGATTTAGTATTACCTTTATTATTATGTACTTTATGTGTATAAGACCTTAAAGCTAATGCATTATCAGATAATATGTTTTTTAGGTCTTTATGTTCTAGTAACTGTTTTATATTATCAGTAGTAGTTTTTTCTTTCTCTGCTAACTTCTTAATACTTAATAAAGTAACTACTGCTTCTGCATTATGGTTATCACCGAATAATTCATATGTATTATATACTAAGTTTTTACCTACTTTTTTGTTTACTACTACTTCAGCTATTTCATCTAATAACCCAAACTCTCTTCTATTAAAGTCATTAGAATACATATCTAAAGCTTCTTCTATAGGTTTATTTCTTACGTTTATAGGTAAGTCATAATAACTATGTAAAGGTACTTTATTAACTGTTTTATCTAATAAACTCTTCTCTTCTTTAGTTAAGTTTTTAGTAGCTTCTTCAAATCTAACCATACCTTCATCGATCATTCTACTACTATCTTCTATAATATTTTGATATAGAGATAGTAATTCATTTTTAGTTTTACTATCAGCTAAAGGTTTAATATTTGTATAGTGTAGTATCTTCTGTAAAGGAGTATTTTCTTCGTACAACTCCATTACTTTATCAAAAGCTGTAGCATATACAGGAAACTTATTTTTAAGTTTCTTATGTATTTCTTTTAAAGCTTTAACGCTTAATGCTTCTCCTTTATTAACAAAAGCTGCTCTAATAGCTTCATTTGCTCTAATAAGAGTAGCTTGTTCAATTCTATCATCTACTCTTTTCTTTGGTGTATAATTCTGGTGATCATCCTTATAAATTTCATCTACTTTCTTATCTTTGTACATAACACTACCATTAGATGTTTTAGAAGATACAGCTCTATATAAAAACCCTTTGTTTATAGTAGAGGATACAGATTTAGCTAATAAGTCAGGACTAAGGTTAAACACTTCTTCTCCGTTTTTAGTTTTAAACATTATATCTTTTTTGTACTTAGTACTTTCAGTATAGTTTTTAAAATCTCCTTTCATAAAAGCTTTTAATACTGCTCTTAATCTAAACGCAATATTAGTTAAATAAGCTATAAGGCTATCTCCTAGTCTTTTCTTATTACTCTTTTCTGTATGTTTAGTTAAACGGTTATTTACTTTATCTCTAAAATCTTTATCTGTTGTATATAAAGTAACAAATTCATTAATTTGATCTTGTACTTTTTCATAAGACTTAATATGTTGCATTCTATTGTCATCACTCATTGTTTTAGTTAGTAAATCTAAAGCGACTGTAATATGGTGTAAGTTTATATCTTTACTATTTCTGACATTATGTACTTCATGGAAATTAGTTTTAGTAGCTCTTTCATTTATATATCCACTTACTATTGCATGTGCAATTTCGTGTTCTATCACTTCTTTAGTTAATAATTTTTTATCTTTTACATATACAGTATCTGTTGTAGGATCATACTTAGCATCTTCTGACATATTAGGGTCTACTTTAAACTCAGGTAATAGACCTTCATACCCTACTCTTCGTATAAATTCTGACTCGTCTTTTAATTTCTCCATCCATTTAGACAATCCTGATCTAGATTTAGCCTTATGTATTTTTTTAGTTTTAACTTTTTTAGGTTTTGCTTCTACTTCAAACCCGAATAAATAACTACTATCCTCATCAAACATAGAATCAATTAATGTTTGTTTTTGTGTTTTACCTTCTGCTATTTCTTGTTTAATATTATTAATAAAAGTTTTAGCTGCTTTTAAACTTTCTTTATCTTTCTCTTCTAATTTTCTACTCTCTATTTCAGCTACCATTAATTCCATAGATTTAAGTAGTTCTTCTTTAGTGTCATAATCTAATAACACATCTTTAGTAGCTTTTATATACTCTTCTTGGAATATAGCTGCTATATTAGGATCAGCAATTATTGCATCTTGAATACCGTATATATTAAAATCTTTACCTACTCTTTTTTTAGTAGCTATTGTTGCTTTAGCTAATATAGCTTCATCTGTACTGTGTGTAGTTAATGTACCGAATGTAGTAAACAGAGGTACTTCTTCTACTCTCATTACTTGATATGGATTACCATTCTCATCAGTAACTTCTTCTATAACGTTATTTCTTTTCATTAAAGGAATACCGTATTGCATTAAGTCTTTAAAGTCTGCTCTTCTTCTTCCATTACGGAAATCTATTGCTGTTAAAGCAGGTAGTATTTTTAAAGGTATGTTAAACTTAGTTGATAAATTCTTAGCTACATCAAACATAGCTTTAGTTCTTTCATCGAAAGACTCAAAATATTTACCTTTAGCCTCTTCTTCGATAATAGAATATAAGATTTCAGGAATATGTCCTTTAGATTTTAAAACTTTAATAAGTTTACGTTTTAGGGCTGAGTCTTCTAAAGGATTATAGTTTTCAGGTAGATGTTCATTTTCTAGTAATTTAGTTACATACTTATTTGCTTTTTTTCTACCTTCTACATCTCCTTTTTCTAAAGCTGTAATTAAAGTATCTGCTATATCTTTAGCTATTGAACTTCTAGCTCCTGATTTTGATTGTTGATATATAAGAGATACTGTAGGTATTTTAGCTATATCTCTTAAATTTCTAAATATACCACTATCTAATAAATCTTTTAGTTTTTCTTTCTTGTTTTCAATGTCTGTATCTTCATTAAGTTCACTATCTATTTCATCTAAGAAATCTAGTTCTGTATTTGATTTAGTTTCATTGTTTAATATTCTTTTAATACCTTCTTCTGCTAACTGGTAAGGATCTCTTACTGTTTTAGTATCTTTATCTCTTTTAAATATACCTAAACCTTTAGCTAATTCTATTAATGCTGCTCTTTGTTCTGGATTAGCTGTATTTAATTTCTGCATAATCATAATAGAAAACCCACTAGCTGTAGCATCCGGTTCTACATTAAACGTTGTATTGATTGTGTTTTCATCTTTAGCTTTTACTAAGTCTGCTATACCTATAAGTGCTTTGTATACTTCAGTAGGCATTTGTCCTTTAAATGCTTTACCTGTATTTATTAATCTAGCTATCTTATCTAATAAAGCTCTCTCTGTAGCCTTCTCCTCTACTATAGCATTAACAAAACCTTTGATATAAAATATATCATCTTTATTATTCTTATCTAAATCTTTAATAGTGTTTACTAATTCTGTTATAGCCTGTTCTGCAGTTTGACCATCTTTAGTTACATCTAATACCTCTTCTATACCTGCATACATAACTTGTTCTGCAATACTTCCTTTTTCTATTGTTACAGGATCTCCTAATCTAATGGCTCCCCTAACAAACTTTTCTAGCTGAGCGTTAAGAAAACTGTTTAAGTCATGTAATCTAGCATTCCTTACAAATGCATATGTAGGAAACCATTTAATTTCTTCAGGGTAACTACCTTCTTCTAGTTTTTGATCTATTAACCAGTTAACTGCAGACTCTACAGGACTCATCATAGATACATTCTGACCTAATGTAGATGTCTTATTAGCTTTACTGTGTGTATCATGTAAACCTAACACTTTAGCTATATTAGCAACTTCAGGTAAGTTAGACTCTCTAATGAATGTACTAAAAGGTTTATCCATATTGTTTTCATATTCTCTAGCTAATGTTAATAACATATCAGTAAAAGATTTATCTAGTTTAAGATCTACTGTCTCCATAATATCCCTAAACAATTTATTAAGATTTGTTACTTTCATGTAATCTCCTTTAGCTAATTCTTTAGCTGAAGGTTTTTCCTTAGGAGGATAAGTAATTAAAGTCTCTCTAACTAATCTACTTAGTGGATTTATAGTACTGTTAAGTGCAGTATATAATTTATTACCTATTAATTCGTTATAGCCTTTAAACAATGCCTTTTTAAAATCTGCTATCTCTCCAGCATTAAACATTGACCTGTCTAACACTAAAGATACAGAAGGCATATTAGTTACATTTACTTTACCTTTAGTTTCTTCAGAATAGAAATCATTTACTACAGGTAATTCTCCAGTCTTTACTATTCCTTGTCTTTCTAGTCTTTCTATTTGTTCTATACCTATCTTATAATATAGCATCTCTCTATAAGCAGCTTCTTCTTTAGTTAATTTACCATTCTCTTTAGTTGCTATTCCTTGAGTATATGCTATCTCTCTACCGATTACGGTAGCTAATCTAGCTAAAGGAATATTTACAGTACCTGTTTCTTTATTTACAATACTATTTACATCTAAACCTTCTCTATCAACTTTAGCTAATTCACTACTTATACTGTCTATTATATGTTTCATAGTAATGATATTCTCTTTTACGTTAACATCATTACTGAATATATCATAAAAGCTTTCATTTAAGACTTCCCTATTACCTTCCCAGAATAATCTTTTCATTCTAACTTTAGTCATATTATCTAATACAGTAGGTATAGAAGCTATTTCATATCCTACTTTACTTTTTATATCTTTAATTAATGTTGTAATGTCTTCTGCTTTTATATCCCATATAGAAAACTTAGGTCTTCTATGCAACATTTCAGCTAACATTTCTTTAGTAGCTTCTTTATCAATTGTAGTAAAATACTTTTCAAATTCTTCTTTAGTTATACAACTCATTTAATCTCCTTAACAGATCATACCTGCTTTATCTAGTCTTTTAAAAATTTCTGCTAACGTTTTCTTATCTGCTTTCTCATTCAATATCGTATATTCCATCGCAGTACCTTTATCTTCTTCTGCCTTAGTACTATTTTCAAACTCATATTTTATAGTCTTAGCAACTTCTTTGGCTTGTCTAATTATATCATTTAAACCTACTTGAGTGTTTTTACTACTCAGTTCTAATAATTTAATATTAGAGTCTAATAATGATAATTCTTTTTCTGTAGGTAGTTTTAAATTCGAAATGTCTTTATCTTTTAAAAAGTTAACTAATGATTTAAGACTCTTTAATTGCCCTTTAACTGCTTTTAGTATTTCTATATCTACTACATGTGTTTTATTAGTATTATTCAATAAAGCTTGATACTGTCTATTTACATGACTAGTAAGTTTTGTATAGAAGTCTTTACTGTTTTTAAATTTAGTTTCTCCTATAAAAGCAGATAATAAAGGATCAGATATCAAGTTATTTAACATACTAGGCTTATTAGCTATTAAATCTGTTATATAATCTGTTAATAGATCTATTTCTTTATCTGTTAGATTGTTTTGTTTTTTAGTTAATGTATCTCTAATATTATCTTTAGTTAATGACTTATCTATCTCACCTCTACCTGTTAGTTTATCATAAAGTTTTTCTATGTTATTTATATTAGACCCTATTGCTTCTTCTTTTTCAGGTAATACATTACTTAAGTTTTCAAGTGCTCCACCTGTAAAGTAGGCTTTTCTATTTTGTTCAGGTTCTTTATTTGCAACTTCTAAAGCTTTCTTCAGAGCATCAATGACTTCTTTAGCTTTCTTACCATCTAGACTTATATCTTCATTAATAACAGTCTTTACTGCTTCTTGTGCAGTTTGTTGAATATCTGGAGTATTTTCTAAATCTATTTCTGATTTTGAAGTATCTGCATAAGCTTCTATAGTACTTTCAAATACTTCTTTATTAGGTACTTCTTTACTACTACCTTCTGCTATTTTAGCGTATGTCTGTTTAACGATAGTCTGTTTTAAAGGATTAGCTTCTTCCTGTAACGAGTTCTCTCCTTTAAATAGTTCAGGACCAGTTTTACTATCTCCAAAATCAATATTCTCATCTGTTAATGTTTCATTCTTTTTACCGAATAAAGTATTATATGCATCTACTTTAATATCTAAAGCTTTATTTACTACATCCTTTACTTTCTTTAATTGTTCTTCATTAGTCTCATTTACTTTAGTGTTATCTAAAGACTCTTTTAAAGCTACTAACTTATCTAAAGAAAGATTACTAGCTAGTTCTTTAGTCTTATCTTTAGCTTCCTTCATTAAATTGTGTACTATAGTAGTGTTAGGTGTATTATTATGTACTTTTACCCCATTTACTGTAACTGGTCCAGTTTTAGTTCTACCTAGATGTATAGGTCTACTTAATCCATTGATTTGTACTATTGCTTGGTTATTACTGAATACAGCTTTATCTAATAAACTTGCTATATGTGCTTTAGCTTCATTTTGTTCTTTTTCTGTAAGAGGGGTATTTATGACAGACTCTATTTGTTTAGATGTTATTATGTCATTATACTTAATAGCTGCTTGCTCTAATGTATCTAAAAATGAGTATGTTAAATCTTCATTGTTAGTTAGACTATCTATATCTTTAGCATAAGTATCTACAGTATTTTTAATAAGATTTATACTGCTTTCAGATACTTTCTCTTTAAGTAATTCTTCTATACTTACTTTACTGTTACTTTTCTTTATTATATGTTCTAATAATTGTTTAGTGTCAGGACTTATTACTTCTTCTAAGGTCTTATCACTATTACTCTCTACGTCAAACTCTTCAAGTTTACTTTTCAATTCATTAGTAAATGCTTTAGTCTCTTCTACAGTTTTACCTTCAAGGTTTATATGGTTTAGCAAAGATTGTTTTAAAGTTGCTACTTTTTTCTCATCTATATTAGATGCTTTTACAGCTTTTACAGTGTCTTGGAAAAGAGCTGACTTATCCGGATGTTCTTTACTTAATTCATCTAATGTTTTAGTTAAGTCTTTAGATTTTAGTATCCTATCGTAAATTACTCTATTTTGTTCATTAGTCTTTCTTAAAGCTTCAACAGCTATCTTATTATGCTCATCTTTAACACTAAGATGATCGTTATCTACAATCTTAGCTGCATTAGTCATTCGATGTTTTCTTATAGTATAGTCTGTTACATCTTTAATTAAAGACATAGTACCTAATACAGATTTTACTGTAGCACTTGGTGTTGTACCTACTACATGTAATGCACCTGCTCCAGCTGCTGCTGAACCTGCATTTCCAGCTATTTCTTTTAGTGTTTCTCCTGTAAGTAAAGCAAATGAGCTATTACCATTTTTTATATTGTAGTCATGCCATTCCTGTAAAAACTCTTGAGTATATTCTCCTGCTACTGAAGCAGTTATTTTTGTAAAAGGTTTTACAATATTAGTAGCTGCTATGCCTGTCAATCCTATAGCTTTTACTATAGCAGGTTGTTTACTAGCTAGAACATTTAACTGTTTAAATAAAGTATCTTTACTGCCAGTAAACATAGCATTTTTTAAAACATCTTTAGTACCTGCTTTTAATAAATTAAAATCAGCTCCACTAATAACAGAGTCAATAGAAAAGTATAATAATTTAGTTTTCGTGTCTAAATCTTTACCTGTTATCTTCTTATATTCTTCATTGACTTCATTAGTATGCATAAATCCTACAATCCAACCTTTAGAAGCTGCACTATCAGCTAACTTAACCGTCCCCTTAGTAACCTTTAAACCGAAACTAGCTGCATCTTTAGCTATTTTATTCATTACACTATCTGTAGTAGCTTTCTTTAATAGAGCCTTACTAGCAAGGTTATCTACGAATTTAGTACCTTTAGCTAATCGAGTAGCATAACTAGCTAATTTTACTTCTGGAGTAAGTATCATTGTAGCCATTTCACCTGTACTTTCAGCCATGGCAGTAAAAGGACTTTCTATACCGTGAATAAATCCTTTTACAGAACTGTCTATAAATCCTGTAGAGTTTTTACTTAATTCAGCACTTTCTCTATTATATTTATTTATCCAGAATTTATCTACATTCCATCTTTCATTTAAAGCTTTTTCTAATTTATCATTCTTATCTAAGATATAGTCTCCAGCAATATCAAAATGTTCTTCTACACTCTTAGATAAAAGTAAAGCACCAGCTAAAGCACCTAAACCTTTCTCTGCATATCCTGCTAGTTCTCCTGGGATTTTAGCTATTGATATAGCAGCTCTTTTACCTACATTAGCCCAATCTTCTTTTTTAGCGTCTTTATAGTTAGTTTCTCTGGTATTGATACCTTCTATTTCTTGATCTAGTATTCCTTCATTTATCTTATAAGGATTTACATTAGCTGCATTAACTTGTTCTAAATTATTTTTCTCTCTAGCTATAATACTATACTCATAATAAGCTTTAGCTAAATCTAAATGCTTTTGTGCTTCTTCTGGATTATCGTCATAAGCTTTAGTTATATCTCTTACATCTTTCTTATAAGCTTCTTCAATAGGGTCTATAATCTTTACACTATCATTTAGTTTATTCATATAAGTTATAGCCTGTGTATCCATTTTTTCTTTTAATTTAGATACAGTTGTAGGTTGTATTCCGTTTAAATCGATTGTTTTATCCATATTATCCTCCAGGACGTTTATTTAAAATGTTTAATATACTCTTTCTTTCACTCGTATTTTTGATACCTAAAGCATTAAGTCCATCATTAAGATATATGTACTTAGTGGTAGAATCTTTTAAATCACCCCCCCTAGCTTTCATATAAGCTTCTACTAAAAACGCATCTCTATGAATAGTAGATACGAAATTACCTTTTTTAGTTACATACCTTTTAGGTACTCCTACACCTCCTGTATTAGGATCATATATTAATCCATTATCTACCATACGTTTAATCCCTTGTGTATCTCCTTTAAATTTAGAAGTTAATGTACCTATTACACTTTTATAAGTTCTACTATTAATGTAGTAATTATCTCCTTCTAGTCCTTTACTAAAGAAACTATCATTATTCTTTACCACTTTATCAAATTTTTCAGGATCAGTACCTAAATACTTATTTATAATTTTATAAACAGCTTCATTTGCTTCTGTTATCTTCTTTGCATTGTTTACGTTTACTAAAGTCTTATACCTATCTTCATCCATCATTTCTCCGTTATACCATACTTTACCTGATACCATTTCCATAATAGTTGTTTCACCGTCTTTCTTTATAACCCAAGCAGGACTACCATTAGATTTAAGCTTATCATACTGTTGCTTTTGTATTTTAAGTTCTCTGTTTGAGACCTTATCTTTCTTTTGTTCTTCTAATAAACCTTTATTAAGTTCCCATTTTTCATTAGCTATATTTATGCTTGCATTAACGTTACTAGTCTGAGCCGAGTAAAGCCTTGATAAAGCATTAAGTTCTCCTGCTTGAGCATTCTTTGCATTTGCTTCTGCATCTTTCACTTTTAGTTCTGCTGCTGTCTTATCATCATCATTAACAATTTTGTGTTTTATCTGGTTTACATTAGCATTATTTAAGTCGATTGTAGAATTATTCACTCTTTCAGTTTCAGCTAATTTCTCGTTCTCCAACTCTAGAGTTTTATCAGCTATAAGCATTCTATGTCTTCTTTCTAACTCTGCTAACTTATCCTGTTCAGCTTGTCTAAACAACTCAGCAGTAGTAGTTAGTGTGTCAGTTGCTGTAGTTACACCTTGATTAACTTGATTAGCTGCTATACCCATTAACTGGTTAGAATCACTAAAATTAGCTCTTATATTATTCCATTGCATATCATATCCTTATTAAATACTAGAACCATCTACATGGTTTTTAGCTGCTCTATCTAGTCTTGCTGCTTTCTCATCAGCTGTTAAAGTATTACCTGCTAAAGCATTACCTACTCTAGCTCTTCTATCTAATTGCTCATTTATTAAAGTTGCTTGGTTAGCTAAGTTTCTATTAGTTACACTCTTTTGGAATGCGTATTGTTTTTTAGCTAAAGCATAATTCTTAAAACCTAAATATGCGTTAGCTAGACCTGCTGTTGCTCCTACTACACTTGCTCCTGCTTGTAAATTCTTAGTCCAAGCACCGGTATTTTCTGGAGTAGGACTATTAGGGTTATTAGGATTAACTATTCTCCCCTGACTATCTACTTCTCCAACACCTCTTATCGATTGTCCTCCTGCTATATCAGATACATCCCCAACATATCGAGTAGGGGCAGTACCATATGTATTACTTACATTTGAGTAAGGAGATACTAAATCTGGATTACTTAATATAGTCGTAGTATCTATATTTGTATTCGTATTTGTGTTAGGTACTCCTACATCTACAACTATTTCCTCTGTACTACCTACATTGGGTGATGTATACCCATATAAAGCTTCATCACTTGTAGGGTCTATTATATTGCTTCTATTTCCCATCATTCATCCTTTTACTTTACTTTTATTTATAATTATACTCTAACTTAGTATCGAGGTAAATCTACTTGTACTTTACTCGTAGTATCAAACAATAAAGTATAATCTGTTTGCATAGATACAGCTTTATACCTTTGACTATCTAAAGGAGTGTACTCTGGTACTATTTTAGCTATACCATTTGTTTGTTCTAACCAAGCTAAAAAGTCAGTAGTTAGATAACTATCATCCAACTCTTCAAATTTATTATACATTTCTTCAAATCGTTTTTCTGCTCTTTCTAAGAAGTCTTCTTGCTTTCCTTGTTCTTGTTCTAGTTTAGCTTGATAATAAGTCTGTGTCCCGTAAGCTGTAATAGCAGCAGTAGTAGTAACAGCATATATTACATCATCCCAGTCTCCTGCCATAGAAGCTAGGGTTAGTACAAATACGTCTAAAGCTGCTCTAAGCCAAGGTACTTTAACATTTTTATTTATAACTTTTATAGTTTTCTTTACTGCTATCATAAGCAATAAAGCTTCTCCTATAGCTATAGCTGCTTCAGTACCTGCACCAAGTGTAAGAATACTAACAGCTATTATAATAACTATTGTTAACACTTCTAAGAATATACCAAATTCTTCTGTTTGATACCAAGCTAAGTGTTGTACATCTAGAGCATTAGTACAAAGCTTTAATGATTTGTACATTATTTGACTTTTTTCTATAGGAGTAAACTCAGATATAATACTATAAGCTACAGGAAAAGGAAAATTGTCAGATGTAGGTTTATCATTAACCATACCTTTATAATCCCCATTAGTTATAAATACCATACTATATATAGCATTAAAAGTATATTCAAAATAAGAAGTATCATCTACCCATTTACGTACTTTAAGGTAATCATCTGTTATTTCATGTTCATAAGTTCTATCACCTTTCTCAGCATCATTTACATAAACTTTATCTAAAGTATCCCATATCAGTACACAATCTATTTTCTTATACCTGTAAGGTAATAATCGTTTACCTGTAATAGTTAAATCTTCAGTACTCCATGAAGTATTTTGATTATGAATGAATTCAGTCATAGTATACAAATATTTACTTACTATTTCGTCTGGATCGTTAGGTTGTATGTAAAACCATATATAGGCATCTAATACCTTATCGATATCCTCATTGTTTTTTAGGTTGTCCATGACATCATCATAATCAGTACCTAATAGCTTACAAGCTTTAACTTGTGAATTATACACGTTTTCATCATAATCTTTATCCCAAAACTCTCCATCATTTCTTATAATGATTACAGGCATAGTATCTAATACTTTTATGCTATCTCTAGTCAAGGCTAAATCTTCTTCATCGTTAGCTGTAAGGTTATATAAAGATATGTTAAACTTATCTTTAGAATCTTCATCTTCACTAAATTCGAAGTATAAATATAAATCATCTTCATTAAACGTATAATCTTCTGTTATAGTATTACTATCTGTATAAGTCACTTCTTCTACAGTACTACTGTGTACTGTATCTACACTTTCATCTAAATCATCATCACTTGCAATTATATCGATATTAGTCAGTCTAGTGTATTTGCTAGTTGTATTAGTAGGATCATCAGGATATTCCCATTTCTCATTAGCTTCATACTCCTCTACCTTTACCCCTGTAAAAGTAGCATCTCCTTTATTATCGTCTCCTGAATCCATTAATAGAGTCGTACTATAAATAGAGAAATTATCATCATCCTGTTGTTGTATAACAAAAGAACCGTCAGTTAAATCGTCTATGTCTTCATCTTTATCTACGGATACTAAAAACAGTTTTACATAATCAGTATCGTCTTCTGTATCTTCATATGCTACCCATATATCAAAAGTTCTACCTGATTGATCGTTATACTGCTCTATCCAATTTAACATGATCTCTAATCTAGTATCAGCATCTGAGTCTATATTAATGTCTATACCATCAAAACTAATAAATAAATCAGTACCTTCTTCGTGTTTAGAGCCTTTAAATTTTATATAATAGATTTCATGACCTTTTTCTATTTCTGATTGACTCTTAGTTAAGTTAAAATATTCATATCTAGTTAAATGTTTACGTCTAATATCAATATCCATATTATCAGAATTTACAGTAATAGACTCTATTTCGTAATCATCGTGGTTATCGTAAGTAAATCCATCTCTATAGCCTTCATAATCATAGTTATCTCGCATTTTAAATCTACATAAAGTAAAAGCATCTATTTGTTTAGCTTGATAAAACTTGATATATTGACCATCTGAATCTTCCACGTTATCTAGCTTTTCTTGTATAACATCATCGTTAGCTTTAGAACTAGAGAAATCTAATTGAGGTGTACCTATATTAGTATCCTCTATACAATAATTAAAAAACTTCTTTAATCTACCAGAAGGTATTTTTATATTAGCTAGAAACTCGTCTTTAAAAGCATCTACTCTATCAGGACTTCTAATCTCTACTATTTTAGCTCTTATTATATCTTTACTTATATTATAGTCATCTTTAAAAACTCTATTTACTCCTAACGCTACAGATACTACATCCTTATCTTTAATACCAAATAATCCTACTACTATCTCTATTGAAGCAGATATTACATCCTGCCATACGAAAACTGCAGCATCTTTTACTGCATCATAAGCTTCTTGAGCTGCTTTATTGACAGCGTGATAAGTACCTTTTACTACATTAACTACTGCAGCCATTCTACAACTTTACTTAAGTTATTTATAGCTTTTATTGAGTACTCTTTTACTTTAGGTACATCTATAATAGCTTTATTAGCATATCTTTTACTAAAACTAGAAAAGTATATTACATTGTCATGATCTTTTATTACCATACTTTTAATAGTAGTATCTTTAACAGTTGCATAGAAAAAAGGCACTACAGCTAATTTATTTAGTTTTTTGTTTATACCTATGAATACCATATCAGCTGTATGTCCTTTAATTATGTAACTAATAATCCCTAATACTTTATTGTTTTCGTCTAATAGTTTAAAACACGTATTAGAAGCTATTGATAACAACAATCTTGGAATATACAGTTCATTATCTTCTCTTATAGAGTAAGTAGGTAGAAAAGTATGTATTAGTTTAGTAGTATTTTCTTTACTTGTACATGTTTCTACTTTATATAACTTATGAGTAATCTTGAATTGTGAAACTACCATAAAATCCTCCCATACCAGATGCGATAACTATTGCTTTTTTATTTACTAGATGATTATCTCCTAGTAACATACCTGTCTCTAATAAACTAGATATACCTAAAGTATGTCCTATATTTTGTTTATAGGTAACGATAGTATCGTATTTACCTAAAAAGTCTTCTGCTCTAGTATTTACTTCTGTAAATGTACTATGAGGTTTAACTATATCTGCAGGACTTAATACCTTAGCGTACTCTTTAGCTGATACATAGAATGGATTAGTGTGAAAAGCATAATGTGTTTTGATATCATCTATGTAATATCCTTCTTGTTTATTAGATAACCTAAACACTACTGCACCTTCTCCTAAAGTTAAAGGAATTCTATGTTCTTTGAACAATCTCATAACATTATAATGTATTTTAGTTTCACCCACAATTACTACCTCATCTACCTTATTAGCTTCTAATAAGAATTTAGCTTGCTCTATAGCATATATTCCAGTAGCACAAGTATTAGAAACTAAGTTAGTATATACGATATTACCTTTAATGTTATTAACCCATTTACCTAAATTCTTTATTATAGATTTCTTATATACTAAAGTATCAGGCATACATTTCCTGTCAAAATTTAACTTACTTTCATCAGTTAAATATGTTTCATTATCATCTAACGGGTATCCACCACTTAAATAGAGTAGAGCTACTCTAGTACCTTCTGTAACTATTTTACCTAACTTATTTATAGTATATTTAGTTATACCTTTACCATCAAAATCTTTAATAGCCATATACCCATCTTTTACTATGCTAGGGGTTATTATTTTATATTCATTAAGAAACATATATCTATTACCTCTTTTAATGTTATATTGTTTATATCGATAGTAGAAAAAGGATCAGTACCTTCTTCTATATCCTTAAATATATGAAATTCATTGTCTATAAGCAGAAAAAAGCTTACTATACTAAAACTATCCATACCCATATCTACTATCTTTTTAGACTCATCTAAGGAAGGAGTGCCATACTCTTCCTCTATAAGTTGTAGTACAATTTTCTTAATTTCTACTCTAGTCATAGTTTTCCTTTTAGTCTTCACCTAACGGATCATCTTGGTTTTCAACACCTAAACTGTCGAATAGATTTTTAGTAACACTATCTATCGGATTTGACTTAATTGAATCTGGTATAACGTCGTCTTGTGCTACTGAATAAGCTACTGACCAGTTACCTAAAACTTCTTTAAGTAGTCTAAGTTTAGCATCATCATCAAATCCTTTAGTCTGTCTCTCTATCAGGTTTTGCTGTTTTTCTGTTACTTCTGCTTGTTTAGTTAACAGTGTGTTTTGATGATCAGCTGATCTAATTTTAGCATAGTTATGTAAAGTGTTAGAATGAATATTATTATTCTTATAGTTTACTATACTGTCAATCTCTGCTTTAGTATGATCTATCCTAGCTCCTACTTCGTTTACTTTTACTTTAGTTAAGACCTCTTCTGTCTGAGTTCTTGTTATTTGAGCTTCTGTTAAAGCGTCTTGGTAATCCATAGATTTTATTCTTCTAGTTATTTCGTCGTTATCTTTATTTACTTTAACTGTTTGAGCATTAGTTAAAGCATCTTGATATTGCATAGATTTTATTCTTCTAGTTACTTCTTCACTATCTTTATTTATTTTGATTACTTGAGCTTCTGTTAATTGTTTTCTTTCATTAAGTAAAGAATTAGTTTCTGCAGTATACTTAGATATTTTACTATCTAATTCTTCTTTTTGCTTTTCTGTTAAAGTTATATTTTTATCTACCAGAGCCGTATCAGATAATGTCTTGTTTACTTCCATTTTTGTTAATTCAGTTTTTTGGTCTTCTGTATTTATCTGACTAGTAACTAATACTGCTTTTCTACTTTCTACAGATCTTTGTGCTTTAAGTAAATCAGTATGAGCTTTAACATTATCTCTTTTAGCTAACTCATTACCTGTTTGTGCACATATTAAAGCTTTTCTACTTTCTTCTGTGTCTTTTGATACTAGTTCAGTATCTGTTTGTGCAGTAATCAGTTTAATTTTACTATTGCTTTCTCCTACTTGAGATAATAGTAATTCACTTCTATTTTTAACTTCATTAACTTTTTCTGTCTCTACTTCTGTTTGTTTAACAATTAAGTTAGTTCTAGCTTTGTATTCCTTACTTTTATAGTTTCTAAGTTCTTCTACTTGAGCTTCTAGCAAATTTATAGATGCAGATTCTCTACCTAACTGTCTAACTGTAAGCATACTTTTACTGTTAGTTAGTACAATATTTGCTGTTTCTAATTCTGATTGTTTATCTGTAAGCAATTTCTTACTACCTGTAAGTTTAGTGTTTTCTGCTATTTCTTGTATTTGATAGTTTTTAACTTTAGACTCTAGTACGAACATATTAGCTACATCTAGTACTTTAATTAGACTGTTTAAATATACTTCAGCATAAGCTTCTGTAGTTATTCTTCCATCATCAACTTGTTTCGATATATGCTTCTCTACTGTCTCCATTAACTTATCAAATGAACCGTCTCCGATAAGGTTACCGTCATCATTTATTTGTGTATTTGATGTTAAGTCATCGATTGATATGTCAACAGTAGAGGGTATTTCTGTACTCTCTAATTCCCTCTCTACTGTGTAGGCTTCCATAGTAGTCCTTATTTAAGTTTAGGATTTTCGTTGATAATCTCGATTGAAAATCTTTTTGAAGTTTTAGCTACTCTATTTCCTGTAGGTCTTTTAGTTACTGGATGGATTTGTTCTTCCCATGTAACCATAGTTTTAGCTCTTAAAGCTTTAATTATTGCTTGTGGTATAATCTGCTCTGTACCTTTCTTAACGATACACCCTACTCTACTGAATGCATTACCTACTGTAAGTAAAATAGTAGGTTCTCCACTATATAAAGGGTCTAAATCTGTAACTTTAGCTAAGATAGGTTTATGCATTTCATCATGTACTCGTTTACTAGTATCTACATTCTTTTCTTTTATTGTTTCAGTTTCTTTTAATTTTTCATCTACTCTTTCTTTTAGCTTTTCAAATCCAATATTAGGTGCATATTCAATACCTAACATATCTGCTTTTTTCTTTAAATCTTCTAGTAACTCTTCTTGTGTTCTTTTTGCCATATTATCTACCTTTAGTTGAATTGTTAAAACATCTAGTGATGCCTTAATCATTCCCCTAAGGGAAAGCTAGATATTAAAATCTAGTTGCATGTACAATTCTACACATCTTTTCAGGTTCTAATGCAATTGACCCTGCAAAGAAATTGAATGAGTAGATACCTTGTAAGCTGTACGGATCTTGTTGATCTGGTGTACCTCCTGGTTTTCTACTTAAGAATTTAATCTTACCTTTACCTTCTAAACCAATAGTAGCAAATGCCCCTTTAGTTACATAAACAATTGGTAATCCGTCATAGTAATCTGCTTCACCATCAGTATGCCCTCTTCTTTCAGCTTGTGCTGCTGTTAGGTGAGTATACTTCCATCCTCCTGTAGCATTAGCTCCTACTTTCTTACCTGCACCATCATATTTCATCATTCTTTCAGCTTGAATAAATCTTGTACTATGTACTGCTCCTACTTCACTTTTAGCTAAGTTTCCTGTAGCTGCATACATTCTAGCTGGTACAAATGCTTTTTGATCGAAATCATCTTTAAGTAAGTTAAGTTCTCTTACTGTATTTCTACCACAATATGCAAAGTATGAAGCATTAACAGGTACTGTTCCTTGTAAAGTTGAACCTTTAATAATCTCAGTATTCATTTTAGCATGATTAGCTGCTAACATATCCTCTGCATCTAAGATTAGACTATAGCTTAATGCTGATGCTACTGCATTATCATCATCTGTACCACAAATTTCATCTAAAGCTGTAGCTTCTCCACCATATAACTCGATACCACAAGCACCTAACAACTCTTTTTGTAAATAGTCATCATAAAGTTCTGCTGCTAACTCACCCATTTTCTCGTAGTAATCCATTTCCATTTTAGCATCTGAGAATAAATCTACTTCATCAGTATACTCTAAGAATGCTCCCATTCTAGTAAGTGTACCTTGTTTAGTAATTCTAGTAATACCTACTCTGTTTACTCTTCCAGCACCTTCACTTAGTTTCGGTAAACCATCTGTAATATCATATACCGATCTACTTGAACCGTATAAGTTACCATAGTTACCATCCCCATTTACTGGGTTACCATTTTGATCTAGTCCTTGATCATTTGTATTTGCATCATCTAAAATGTATAGTGTTTTATGTACCTTTAACGTTTTACCATGTTGTAAAGGCATAGTTCTACTATCACATAACTGTTCAAAAATAATCTCTCTTTTAGCTGTTCTAATCGCTTTTTCACTTAGTGCATCAATTCTAACGTTTTCTCCGTTAGTAGCTGTTGTTGTCCCATTTCCATAAATTTGAGCCATTTAATATTCCTTTTTAACTTCCTAATATAAGTTTCTCTAACTCTTCATCGCTAAGTTTACTCATGTCTTTAACGATATTAGCTACAGGTTTACTCTGAGTTTTAGGAGAAGCTTTCTTCTTCTTATCAGTAATTTTAGCTTTCTTCTGTTTAATCTTACCTTCTACTTGCTGTTTAGCTTGTAGATGTTGCTCAATCTCTGCTACCTTAATCTTTCTAGCTTCTAAGTATGCTTCGTAGTCAGTTAAATTTGGGTTAAATAGTTTAACCTTTTCAAATTCAGGTTGTACTACTTCAAACATAGACTTATTATCTAATGTTGGATTAGGTAACATTTCTTGATGAAGACCTTTAAAAAGTACTGGATCTTTAAAAAATTCAGCTTTACTTCTTTCATCCCATTTATTCAAGACTACGTCTTTAACTCTTTCAAACTCAGGTGTATTACCTATCTCTTTAATAATATCGTTAAACACTACAGTATCATCTGATACTCTATAATCTTTTAACTCAACGTTACCTTCGTCTTCTAACCCAAAAGTTATTTCTGACTCATTTACATCATACTGCTTAATTAACGCTTTTAAAGTCCCTTGAGGGTCTTCTTTAAGGTTAGCTGCAATATTAACTGCTTCTGTTAAATCAATCCCTAACTCTTCTGCTGTAACAATCTCTTTCTTGTATTTCGCTATAGCTTGAAACTTAGACTGCACTCCAATACCTGCACTAGCTAACTTATAAAGTTCATCAATAGATTTAACTTCATACTCTTTCCCGTTAGCTTTAATAGGTTTTAGTTCTATTTCGCCTAGATCTGTTTTTTCATCTGACTCTGTAGTCTCTTCTTCATCTTCAGATTCTGTGTCAGTATCTGTATCTTCTTCAGTATCTGTTTCCTCCTCAGATGATCCATCAAGTTGCTCATCGTCAGTCGAATCTTCAGCAGAGTCCTCTTCCGTATACTCGTCAGTATCTTCAGTAGGTTGTTCTTCTTCAGATTCAGATGTAGGACTTACATGAGGTTCTTCCTCAACGCCCTGATTACTTTCTTCACCTAATAAGAAATTATCTAATTCCTCATCGTTCATCGAAGTTAGATCTACATTAGCTTCCATTATTCAGCTCCTAATTCTTCACCAGTAATTTCGTCAATCTCTGGTTCTTCCATATCTGTTTTATTTTGGTCTTTCTCAGTTTCTTTTAGTTCTTGTTCGATTTGTTTACCTAATCTAATTTTAGTATCTAACCAAGCATCTAAATGCCCAATAGCTGCTAACTTCTCTTTGATTATTCTTTGATCAATATCTTCTTGCATTTCTGGATTGGCTAATGCTTTAGCTAATCTTGCTGCTTCTTTTTCATTGTATTGAAGAGTAATTACTTTTTTAAAATCTCTATTGTTTTTTAATCTTTCAATAGCATTTTTAAGCACTACTAACTCTTCTGCTTCTTTAATATCCATAAACATTTTTGCTCCTTATATACTTATTACACCAAAATTATAACATAGATTGTGCGTTTGATGTATTATTCTGACTATTTACTGTCAATTCTTTACCTAATTCCATACCTGCTTTATTAGTATCTTGTTGTATTTTATGAAAGCTTTTAGCGTCTTCCATTTCCACTTTTTGGTTATGGTTAACGCCTGAAGCTTCATTAATATAGTTAAGGTCTTTAAGGTCCTTATCTGACTTAATGTGTTCAGTCTTAGCTTGTTTATAAGGTACATCTGCTGCATAGTTAGCTGCTTTAGCTCTTTCAAGTTCAACCTGTGCTGCAAGTAACTGTACTTGTAACTGAGCCATCTGTTGTTGTATAGGATCTGGTTGAGGTTGATAAGTCTCAATCTGTTTAGCTAAATCCAACTCCCCATTCAGTTTAACATACCTAGCTAATAACATCTGCTGTACTTCATGTGGCATATTAGGTCCCATAGTTTGCAATAAAAAGCCCATAGATTGTATCTTTTGTTGTCTAACTTCTGCACTCTCTATATTTACTTTTACATCATATTTAATTTCTTGAGTGATAGGTACATAAGGGTCATCTGTAATAACCTCTATCTCTTCAGGTTCTCTAAATTCTCTAGAGTATTCTAACCATCTTCTAACCATAGGTATAATACATGTTTCAGCAATACCTCTAATTATATGCATTTCTCTTTTACTTGATGAAGACATAGTAGCATTTACTGCAGCAGCAGTACTACCTAAACTGTTACCTCCAGCACCCGTATTAAAAGACTTAACTCCTGTTAAAGACTCAGCTTCATAATGGTTATCTTCCATTACCTTAAATATACTACCCGACATAGGTTTATATTCATTTACCCATATATCATTCATTGAAGTATTATATTGAAAATCTAAACCTTTCTTAAACCTATTAAAGTTTTTATCATCCATAGCTCCAATCTTAACACCTATCTGTCCGTTATTAACCCTTTTAAGGTCATCAAACACACCTCTTTTAAGCACACTATCGATATGTTGAGTTTTCTTAGTTAATGCAGCTAAAGGTTCTCCATATATTTCTTTAGGTTTTCTTATGTAGTCTGCTTTAACGAAAGGTAGTTTTTTACCAGGTAAAGGGTTTTCTTCTAGTCTTAGGATTATGTCATTACACCAAGCACATACAATAGGTTCTGCTATACCGTCACCATTAAGGTCATAGTTACCCCAGTACTCATGTACTGTTAATCTCCTTCTAGCTTTATCTGCAAATTCAAATGATATATCTTCAGCTTCTTTCAAACTAGTGTCATAGTATCTAGTATCTGTATCTAACTCTTCTAATCTAGCTTCTAATTTGTCTAAATTCTTGTATCTACCGTCTTTTCTTAAAGAGGATAAATCTGTATCAAAATCATGGATAACAAAGTTAGCCTTCTCTATATCTCCTTCACAAGTAGGATCTATTATGATATCTTCTAAATTACATATTAGGTGTGTAGGGTTATTCTTTACAACTACTTTTTTAGTAACTGTTTTCATATCTACCATCTCTTGTTGTCCTGTAGCAGGGTTAACTTGAAATATAGGTTCATCTACATCTTTATATACTTCTTCATACTCCCAACCCAATTTAACAAAACAAGTACCTTCTTTGATCAATTTACTAACTAAATCAGTTATAAAAGTATAATGATTGTTAGCTTGAAGTAAGTCAAAAGAAGCTACTTTTTGTTCTTGTATTGTGATTGCTGTATCTCTATAAGTAGCAGGTTTAAAGTCTAATAAATCTTTATTGTTAACCAGTGGGTCTACTAGAGCAGGTAATTGCCAACTAACTAGTTTCTTAGTTAGATCTGATACGTATTGTGATTTATAAGGTTTCTCGTTACCGTATTTAGCACTGTTATATACTTTTAACCAACCCGTTACTTTATCTAATTGGTTATTTCTTAACTGACTAGCGTCATCATAGTTAGCTTTAAATGTTTTAAGTAATTGTTTATTTTCCATCGATATCCTTTTCCTGTACTTTAGTGTCAGTCAGTTTTTCGTATACTATTATAGCTATATTATTTTCTATAAGAGTTAATAGAGGGTAACTAGCTACTCCTATAGAGCCTACTATGAAGTTGTGATAAGAAGTATCAGTTGGTACAAGATCTCCTATAATAGAAGCTATAAACCCTCCTAATACCATATTCACTAAAAGTAAACTCCATTGAACCGTATATGTAGTATCTTCCTCTTTATGTTTCTTATACTGAAGTAAATAAGCTATTGCTCCACCTACTGCTCCTAATAATATATCTCGCATATATACCATAAACTGCATTAAAGTATGTAATTGTTCATTAGTCATTCATTTGGTTCTCTCTTTCTTTTTTATAAATAATTGATGATATTATAACTAATAGGAATAGGTATATACCTATATATGTATTAACAAACCATTTAATATACCTTAAATATTCCGTAAATTCTACATACTGTACACCCTGTACAATAGCTAATTGATCTATATTTTCACTATTTGCTCTAGGAGTACCGTTAAAGTTTAAAGTCTCATTAGGTAGTATTATCCAACTATCGTATTCAGGGTTATCATTAAAATACCAAACAAACGAATTAGAATATCCTTTAGCTATCATATTACCTAACTCTACACAACTATTAGCGTCATACGCTTTATTACATATACCATTTAAAGTTAGTGTAGAATTATCTCCTGTTTTACAATCTAATGAATTATCCCATACTACTTTCTTGTCACGTATCGATACTACGAATACATCACCAGTACTACCTCCTACTAAAGAATTTGACAAACACTGATTAAGTATATTAGTAGTAGGTTTCTTACTACCCGTACTATGTTGTATACACTGTCTGATATGTTCTAAACTCAATTTAGCTTCTTTATCTATTGTCACATCTACAGATACTTTATAAATAAAATTAAAGAATACTAAAAATACAGATAAGTAGAGTATCCTAAAAATAATATAAGACTCTCCAAATAAATAATTTCTCATTTACTGTCCTTTTTAGTTAAAGCATCTACTACGCCTAAGTTTTTTAGTGTTCTCTCTCCAAACCAAAAAGCTAGTATTAATAATGCTACACTACTTAATGTACCCATTTGATTAGGGGTAAACTCTGTAGGATGTAGAAATCCGTATATATAAGCTCCTACTACTATATAAGTAACTATAGGTCTAACAGATGTTCTTAATACTTGCATACTTTTAGGTATATCTTCTAATTTACCTTCATAACCTAACATGAATTTTTTAAATTCACTATTCTCTTTACTTGCTTCTTTCATCATTTCTAAAGCTAAGTTATTCTTAAATTCTAATTCTTTAGTTTTATCAGGAAAGAATTTATCGCTAACTTTTCCTACTAAATTTAACATGTTTTCAAACATTTTATTTCCTTACTACTGTAGACTTGTATTTATCGTAACTATTACGGGTTTTGATACTAATAACTCATGTTCTCTATCTCTAACTAAGATACATAAAATATCAGGTTTACCTTCTACATCAGCAGTATACTTAAGATCTCCTATACTGTCATCATCAGAGTTTACTTCTACCTTTAAAGTACCTTTTTGAGCTACTAGTACGTATTCATGTGTATTGACATAATTCTCTATATGCCCTATAACTACTTCATCTGTAGTTGTAACTGTTTGTCTAATCTGAGTAAACGTAACAGGTTTAGTAAACTGCTCTTCTTCTACAGCTTCTACTGTACTATGCCCTTTAGCTATTTCATCGTCTATATTTATAGAGTCTCCTAAAGGACCTCTAATGTAGTTAGTAGCCATTTTAGATACCTATTATCGGATTTGTGTAATCAGTATCTAAACTATTACTCTCTAGTATACTGTATGTAGCTGTTAGTCTTTTACATTCTGCAATATATCTCATATAGTATGTATTATTCTCTGCTTTAATATTACTATCCATAGACGCATGAGCTATAAACCCTACATACAACGTAAGAGCGTTTACGAATGTAGTAGGTACATTTATTACTTGATCATCATAATCATCCTCCGATGTATCTATTAAAGGTATATTAGACTCATATATAAAGTTTACTGTTCTATCAGGAATGTCTCCTAGGATAAGTAAACCACTAAAACTATGTATCAGTTTGTATTCTAGCTCTTTATACATTTCAGTAACATTAAATCTAACAAACTCATTATTATCTTTGTACTGTAATGAAATAAACCTATTAAAGTCTGTAGGTAAAGATACAGTACTATCATCTAAATCTAATGTATCTGTTTTAGGGTTTAAGAAGAACCTAGATTGTAAGTCTTTAATACCATTATTTACAAACACAGCTATAGCTTCATCATCTTTCTTTATACCTAGATCAAATAAAGTAGTATAACTAAGTATGTTTTTAAGTTCTTTGAATGTCATGTTTATCCTTTATAGTAACTATCTTAGCGTTATAAGCACATAACTTTTTTAGTTTATTTTTAGTTTTACCGATGTAAAGGTTTTCAGGTATAATTAACTTATTAGGTTTTCTACCGTTTAATTTTAATTCTTTCTTATACATAATATCTTCTAACTTAAACATTTTACTATATACTTTTTCATTATAATCCCATATAACTAATACCATCTTTATCCTTTAGTTTATTTTGTTTTAGATTTATCCTTTCATTTATCATAATTTATATCCTCGTTTATGCTTATCTGCTTCAGTTTTTGAAAAACTAAAATAGAATGATAGAGTAGTAGTCATATACCCCTTTACAAAAACTTTATCTCTACTTGTATCTATAAATTTAGATACTAAATCAATTCCTGCATTTGCTAACATACTTACTATACCGATCGCACTATTCTTTTCGTTTCTATGAATTATATCTAATTTTATGATAAAGTCTAATGGCATAATAAACTAATTTTAATTTCCATTTAGAAACTTTTAAATCTAAACCTACTTTATACAGATATGTATCAGCCTTTTTATATTGTTCTAAATCACATAAATAATCGTGAATAATATACAAAGGTAACATCTCACTATCATTTGGTGGTAAAATACTCCAAAATAATCTTGGAATATTACCCCCATTAGTTTTATATCCTTTGGGGACTATTACATTATAATATTGAATATCTTCAATTATCTTATATCTATGGTTTCTCATAGGGTAAACTTTAAAATCACTATACCTAATCATTTATTTTTCTCCACTATTTTAGTTATTTCTTCTTGTTTAGTTAAAACTCTATCAATAAAGGACATATCCCTATTTTCTATATATAAATCCATTATTGTTTTAGTTTCTTCATACTTTTTAAATGAACTATCTAATAACTCTTTTGCTTTATCTGGTATATCATCTTTTATATCATCTGGTAAAGCATTATAAACATATTTAAGTGCTGAAATAGTAAGAAAATTTAACTTAAATAAATCAGCAATAAGGTCGTCCCTATCACTAATTTTAGATATATCTTTTCTTATTTTACCTTTCTTTACACCAACTTTTTGTGGTTCTTCTTCATAATAAGTTCTATGTCTCATTCCAATTATTTCAGTTGTCTTTTTATATCCCATTTTAGTTATCCTTCCACATATTTGATTTTAAGTAAGTAACATTAGCATTTTTATCACCAGTTATTTTTCTTTGGAATTTATTTCCACTATAATCACTAACTTTTTTATAACTATTTTCTTTATAGTCATTATCAGTATCTATTTTCCAAGTATCTAAATCTTCATCGTTAAAATCATCATCTGTTGGGTCATTATCTTTTGTAAGTGCTGTTTTTATTGTTATGTTTTCTTCTATGAAATAAGCACTTGTAGGAGCATTATCTAAATCGTTTGAAGAGATGTCAGCTTTATATTTTGATTTTTCTTCATTGTATAATTTATCTATTTCATCGTCTGATAATGTTCTGTTAAATATTCTAACTTGGTCTATTGTTCCTTCATAGTAACTATCATCATTTCTACCTAACCAATCGTGATCAAATGAACCAGACCCTCTAACATCATCATTTGTAGTTATAGTCTCTAATTCTCCATCAGCATCGTAAATTTTACCTGTAGTACCATCTGCGGTTGCTGAAAATGCACAAAAATACCAAGTATCGTCTTCCAGGGTTTTTGTCCCTGTATCTCCTAAGCTTATTTTACTATCTTGTATAAATAATTCTATATTATGATTATGTCGTAATGTAACGTGTCTATGTGATGCTGATACATCTTCGCATTTTATCCAAAAAGTTATTGCAAAATCTTTACCTGATGTAAATGTGTTATCAGGAAATTGAATATAACTAGAAGAACCATTAAATTTTGCACCTTTATCAAATTTACCATCCACATAATCGATATTAGTAGCTGTGCCATCATAATTCCCACTTAAATCAGTAGCATCACCATCAAAATTATAACAAGCAATACAACTATCATCATCAAATATATCTAATGTATCTGTAGTATTCCCACTTTCATCATCAACATCCCCTATATCTATCTCAACTCCGTCAGGGTAATCATCATTTATAATGTAACATTTAGATACATCTTTAATTTTTTCATCTGTTACTGCTAATGTATCAGTGTCGGTATCATTATCAATAATATCCATTTTTTCTAATTCTATCCTTGCTATTGTTTGATAAGATGACCAATCTTCCTCATCGTCCCCTTGCTCTGTAATAACTTCTTTATATTCTCCTCCGTCTTCTGTAAATACCCCTTTATCATTTGTTACATCACAATCAGATGAGCTGTCCTCATTATCAGCAAAAGCATCATTTATAATCGCATCGTCTTCTTCTTCTGGTTTATCTTTAACAGTTATTGATATTTCATCACTCCACGAACTTGAAATATACCCTGTTTTAATTGCCCTAACTCTAAAAGTTGTGTCTGTATCTTCATCAACATTTCCGAAATATACCTTAAAAGTTTTATCACTTTTATAAACAAATTTCGTAACTAACTCATTATCAACTAAATACTCGGCATTTTCATCGTAATTGTCTATATCAATCTCGATATAATCTCCCTCGTTTATTTCATCTGCACTTTGATTACTTAGTTCAGGAATTTCGCACATAAATTCGGCAAATAAACTGCTTAAGGCAAAGGAACTACTTATTAAACAAACCCATTCTTCATTGTCTTCACTGTATTGTAAAGTATAAGAAGTATCAGTTAATTTGCAAGTATATGTATCCTTTCCATTTATTTTATTACCATTTCCGTCTATCTTTAAATTATTATCTTTAAAAGAACCCTTATAATTTACTACTCCTATAATATCATCATCCTTTGGACTCTTAGGTAAAGTAACTTTAAAACCATCATCACTGACATCGCATAAGTATGCTTTAGAAGTTTTAGCAGTTGTATCACTATTTATGTTTTCAAGACTTAATATTCCACTACCTTCTCCACCTACTTGTTTAATTTTATCTCTAAAATAGTCACTAAATTTACCCATTACACTACCCTCCAATCATCATCTACATAGATTATTTTATATTCTCGATCATTTACATCTAATGTGAAATCCTCGTCTTCTCCCATGATAGTAGTACCATTACCTTTTAAGTTTACTGGATTATCTTCAAATGTACCTTTTATATCAATAATAAGAAAATACTTCCCTAAATCACTACCAGATGGTAGTGTAACGTCAAAACCGTCTTCTGTAGTATCACATAAGTATACCCGATTTACTATAGCGTCAATATCATTACTAACAACTTCTACATTAGTAGGATCGCCATTATCATCAGTAGTGTATACTAATATGTCGTTTATCCATATACCGTTACCACTAACTCTAGTGTTCATATACATCCTTTATTAATACACATCGTATTCATTAATTTCTTCTGCTTTTTCAATATAATCATCATGGTATGATACCATATCATAAGTACTATGAGTATTGTAATTTACCCGGTTAGCTTCTTTTTCTGAAAAACTATCTAAAGTGGGTTTTATAGGTTTCATTAAAGATAACATAGATATCGTATCTATAAAATCATCATGAGCTGATTTAAAGCCTTCATTCGACGCATTAGTCAATTCGTCTAAAGCTTCCATAATTTCTATAGTGTTTTTCTTATCTTTAGGTAACCATATCTTCCTATTCTTAAATAAAGGTTCTACGGTCTTAAATCTGACTAACTTATCAGTAGCAGGTCTTATACCTGGATTACTGCTATTATTGTCACTAGCTAAGTTAAAGAATACATTCTTCTCTATCATCTTCTCTTGTATCCAGTCTATAAAACCCCCTTGTTGTCCTGTAACCTCTATACCTACATTTAAAGGTTTATATATACTTACAAATCTAAATAAATCATCTATATTACTACTCATACCTTGTTTAGCGACTTTACCGTCTACCCATAACCAATCCCCGTTATTACTGTAAGCCCATACACTTATAACACTATAATCAGCTTTCTGTTTCTTAGAGGTAGCAAAATCTGTAGTTATATAAAAGTTAAATCGTCTTTTATTCTTCATAACTAATAGGCTATCATACCATACAATATCTCCATCCTGAATAAGTCTATCTTCGTTAGATATAATCCTTAACATAAGTTCTTGGTTAAATGCAGATATCTGATCATTACCTAAAAGCTGTTCATATTCATTTTTAACGAAGTCATAATTAAATCTGTCTTCCCATGCACCGACAAATTCTTCTCTAGTACATGGATACTTTTCACATATAGGGTAAGTCTTAACAGTCCATGAAGTCCCACTAGCTGCTTTATATAAAGGATCTTTTTTATTAAAAGGTGTACCAGTCCAGTTAATCATTCTTTTACCAGGAGCTAGTGCTTGTCTAGCAGCTTTATAGATGATATTCTCTATATCTTGTACAATAGTTGGAGATTCTGCATTCTTATCAGACATAAGGTCATCTAAGCTAAGCCATGTAGGTCTTTTACCGTATTCTTTAAATCCTCTAACTCCTGTACTTGCTCCAAATCCTCTAATACAGAACTTTTTACCTGATAAGTTTTCAAATTCCCATCTAACATCTGTAAATTTAGCTTTAGGTAAGTACTTTTGTAAGAAAGGACTTTCAGACCATCTGTATTCTAAGTTCTGTCTCATAGACTTAACACCATTATCTATAGTATCAGATACGTACATAGCTACGTCTACTTCTCCAAATCCAGGAAATTTACCATAAGTAGCTATATATAAAAACATATACTCATGCAGTACAGTAGTCTTAGCTGAACCTCTAAAAGATACAAATAAGTTTTCTCTACTAGTTACTACTGTATCTATCATATCTAAGTGGATAATTGAAGATTTATTCTCTTCACCTTTCTTACCATTAACTAATTTAATAAAGTTAATAAACTCCATTGCTTCTTTACTAGGAATTTTATCGAATAAAGCTTTATAATCTACTTGATTTACTCTTTGTTCTAAAGGTATCGCTAAATCACTCATCTAACTCTGCCTCTAATATAGGTATCTCTATCATTTCTTTTACTGCTTTACCTGCTTTAATACTTTGTAATTGCTGTAAAGCTAATTCTTCAGTAGCCTTTCTTAATTCATCTATAGCATTGACATTACTTGTCTTAATGTCTACTTCTACTTTAGCTGTTTCTGGTGGAGTTAAGTAACCTAATAAAGTATCAATAGCTTTAACTCTAGCCATTTCACTCTTAGCACTAGTAGCTAACTTAGCAGCTTCATTTATCATTTTCTGTAATAGATGTTGATTAGTTAAATGTACAGGAACTAATGCTTGTTCTCTAATCTTATTAACTAATTGAGACTTATTATATCTACTAGCTTCTCCTGTAATATCAGCTTTAGCTTCTCCTTTATCTAACCTTCTCTGTAATCTTTCAGGAAAAGTAGTACAGTAAGCATCTACTATGGTTTTACCGTTATTTACTTGAGTATAGAATTTAATAGCATTCATATAATTCTTTATATTCCAGTTAGGATTATGATCTAATAAGTTAGAGTAAGTAAGTAACTCTTCTTTAAATTGTTCTCCAAAGTCTGGATCTTCTATTAAATGGTTAATAGTACCTACTACTTCATCTGTTATATTATTCTTCATCCTTTTAGGTACTATTTCAGTTAATAATTCTTTAGTTAATTTACTCATTAATTCTCCTTAAAATGGTAATATACCATCTAATAACTTTTCTTTGTCTTTATCTAGTTCTTCTTTTACTGTATTATATTCTTTAATAGGCATACGATCTACACCTTCTAAAACTGCTTTATAATCTAAGTTGGTCATATAATCGATTAGTGTTTTCTCATCAATATCTGTAAAGAATTCTGTGTAGCCGTTAAACTTCTTACTAAATGTATAAGAATAATCTTTTAGCATATAATGTATATGTTTTTCAAAAGTTCTAGGTATTTTAGTTTTTATGTTCTTCTTCAATACAGTTTTAGGTATATACCTATAAGTTTTAAAAAAGCTAAGTAATATCTCCACCATTCTATCTTCTACTCTTTCACTAAATGTTATTCCTATCTTGTAAACAGTCTTATCATCTAAGTGGAGTTTAAGAAGGTATACTCTACCTTCCTCTAATTCATACTCTAATTGTTTTCTTTTATAGAAAGCCATTAATCATACTCTACTTCTGTATAGTCTGCTATATCATCTTCTTTATCTTTTATATCGTCATATATAGCTTTAATAAGATCATTATCATCATCGTCTTTATGCGTAGCTCCTATAATATCATTAACAATAGAAGTAACAGTACCATCATTATTCTCATCTTTATAAGTAATAACTATTTTACCTGCATTCTCTCCTGATACATATGTCTCTATTTCTGCAGTAGTAGCAGTTTTAGGAAATAAACTTCTTATAACGTTATACCATGTACTATATGTACTCTTAACTACTTTATTATTCTCTACCTGTATCTTTAACTTTAATGTTCCCATTATACCTTCCTTATCTTTTTATCTAATTATAACAAGAAGAGAGGAGTAAGGCAAAAATTCGTGTGAGAAATAATAATTTTAGTATAAGGGCAGTAGAGAGGCGACGGTAGGAGCCAAGGTGGGTTACCCCCCGTACAGACCTCTAAATAACAATCCTTATAGGAAAATTCAAAGGAGCTATGATGAAAACAAACATCATTAAAAAGACAGTAGTAGTAGTTAAACAAGGTTTAAAACTTGTTCTAAAAGTAGCAGAATTAACTTTAGATTTAGTTAGTTGGGTGTTCAAAGCAGAGAACTGGAAGTTATTGGTAGCAGCATTTGATGGATCAGTAGCAGCAGTAGTAAGCTGGTTTAAAGATAATGTACCAGCAAGCTATATTAGTGACATGAGAGCTAAGTTTAAAAAAGCTCCAGCAGCTACTAAAGCTGAAATGATTAGAAATAAATCTTATAGTATATTAAGACTAGGAGAGTAATCTCCTGCTTAATTGCTTTTTATTAATCTACTAAGGTAGGTTAATATAAGGCAATAGTGCCTTAATTAAAACTTGGTAAGACAAGTGTTAAGAGCATGGTTCAAGACTATGCTCTAAGTATAGAGGTATAGAAATATACATATATACATATATACATATATAACAAAAAGGAAATACTATGAGAAATCAAGTAAATGTAGTGACAGTGAAGTGTGGTGTGTTAGGAATTAATGTAAATGAATTAATGGTAGTAGCTAATGGAGTGTTAACTAGAGTAGGTATGGAATTACTAGACAGAAGAATATTACCAAATGGTAATTTCTTATTCTCTTGGAGAGGACAAAGAGGGTTAATACATACAGCTACGGTAGATCTAGAAAACAACCTTTTTAAAGTTACAAATGTGAAAGGATGGGAAGTACAGGAAGTATTAGCACTTTTCTTATTATGGAAATTATATGCAGTAATATTATAAGTTAGAGGGTTTTCCTCTGCTTCTTTTAAGCACATTAAGGTGTGTTTAAATGAGGTATTGTTCTCTATACTTTATTGAACTCAATTGGTTTTGAGTTATAAAATATAGAGTTTACCTTAAAGTATGACATGTAGTCATATATACATACACATATATATAAATTAACAAAAAGGAAATGTTATGATAGTAACAGCAGCAGATAACAGTTATAGAGTAGAAATAGATATAGAAAATAAAACAATTATAGGTTATGGTTTAATGGACATTAGTTTTGGTCAGTTAAAAGAAGATCTTTGTAAACAATTCTTTAAAACTCATAGAGTATGGGAAGTTAAAAGTTTCTTTTATTCTTTCATTAGAAGAGATGCTAGAACAGGTCTAGAATACGGTCCTCTTCAAGAGACTATAGTAATATAAGCACACTTTGCCTACACTAAGACCTGAGTATGTCTATAAACTACTCCTTTTATAAATGCACATTACGGTGTGTATCTATAAGAGTAAAAGTATACTCTTAAAATCAACATTAAAGGATATAGGATGAAAGTATTAAGTTTATTTACGTCGTTAGACGGTATAGAAGAATACATTGAGCGTTTAGAAAAGCTATCTGTTAAAAGACGATTATTTATTTTAAATAATTGGCAATATAGAAAAGACTTTTGGTTTAACGAGATACCAGATTTTAAATTTGCTCAAGCGTTACCTAATCATCTTCAATGGGCATGGGTAAATGATGCTAGTTCATGGGTAGATTATATAGATTATGCAGAGTATAGTGAAGATAGAAGTAATGAGTTTTTCTACTTATTTTCTCCGTATAAAGATTTTAAAAAACATCTTAGAGGTGGGAAATTAAAATCTATAGACTTTAGAAATATTATAAACAGTATCTATAATAAAAAGATAGATTTTGACTCTACTTTTATTGTTAGATGTATCGTAAATAATTGGAATATCAATGTGATATTTCAAGGTTGGAATAAGTTTAATGTGTTTAAACATACAGAGCTGACAGAATTTGAAGTATTTCTAGCTCAAACAGGTGTTGATATATTTAATATTGAACCGGTATTAGAGATGGAGTCTAAATACCATTCTAACAGTAAGAGAGTGCTTAGAGGTAAAAGATGTCTAAGAGAAATAACTAAAGATACTTCTTTAAGAAGCCATTTAGATTTTAGAGTTATTAAAGACGATGTAGCTTCTTATGAAACTATTATTGACAATTTTAAAGACTCAGTTAAATCTCTAAAAATAGAACCTTTTAAAGTAGGTTCTTATACTTTTAGAGAACTGACAGCTAGAGAAATGTTAGTGTGTGGAGAAGAACTACACTCTAATTGTTGTCAGAGACTAGATGATGCTGGAGAAACTGCTATGGAGTTTTCAATTATTAATGAAAATGCTACTGTATGGGCATTAGTTGATAATAAAGGTCTTGTAGTTTTTCAATCTCTTATGTGGATTGATAGTAGAAAAGGTTGTATTGTATTTGACTCTATTGAATCTAGAAGAGATTATGCTTCTCAAAAAGAAAGAGTAAGAGAAGTATTCTCTACTCTTCTTGATAGAGGGTATAAAATAGCTATTGGTAACAGTAGCTATGGGTGGTCTCCAGAACTAAGAAAAGATTTCAAAGGTAAGTCTATAGGAGAAGTTTACCCTATCGATTTAGATCTTTGGGATTTAAGATTTTCAGGATCTTGGGAAGCTGACTATTCTACTGTAACAACTAGAGAAAGAGGTGTTTATTTAGATACTGATTATGCTTGGGAAGTTCAAGTGTAATTTCTTCTTCTTCTTCTTCTTCTTCTTCTTCTTTTATAAGCCTATTAAGGTAGGTTTATAGAAGAATATAAAAAGTGTATTCTTAGTATGTATGTATGTATGTATGTATGTATGTATAACACATATATACATATATATATATATATATATATATATATATATATATACTATTAATATTATATAAGTATTCATTAGAGTACTTATATAGACTTAATAGTTAAGTCATTAAGAACCTATGAAAGTATTAGTACTGAAG